CATTTCCAAACTAGAAGAGGTATACTGATGACAACTGACCAAGCATTCGCAAAAGCATCTAGGCTGATGGACGCTGCCCTGACGATCTGGGAGTCTTTCGACAAAGAAAGATATTGTATCGCAGACAATTACTGGAGTGAAGGAATGAAGATTTACCATGAATACTTCTCTGAAACAAAAGTATTGACAGAACTACAAGATGTAGATAGCTTGTTGCCCTAACCTGATAACAAATGGATTCACAAAAGTTTTTTGAAAATCATGTTTCTAAAAAAGAAAAAGAAGCATTTATAAAAGCAATCGGAGTTATTGAAATCTTAAGACAAGATGAATTGGATCAGAAATTAATTGAAGCTGGAAAAGCATCAAGAGTAGAGCAAGCCAAACTTGCTTGTGAAGCACGAAGAAAAAAACGCGAATTGTTAGCCAATAGATAATATGAGTAACACACCAGAAACCGACAAGAATGCTTGGTCTGATTCATCTGAAGGAATATTTAACGAGGTTGTATCTTCAGATTTCGCTAGAAAACTAGAACGTGAGCGCGACGAAGCGAGGAATGAGCTGAAGCAATGGCAGACACTGCGATTGTATGGGGCTGAACCAGAATACATCCACGAATACATTAGGATGCTTCGCTATAATTGCTAATATGATCAACTCAAGAGCTAAAGGAGCTAGAGCAGAACGCCAGTGGAGAGATGAACTCCGCGCCCAAGGATTCAACGCTAAACGAGGACAGCAATTCGCGGGTGGTCAAGACTCACCGGATGTAGTCTGCGAAGAACTGAAAGGTAAACTCCACTTTGAGGTGAAGCACGTTCAGAACTTGAATTTAGATAAGGCTTGCGAGCAGGCCGAGCGGGATGCTAAAGGCATTGCGTGGGCTTGCGCTCATAAGAAAAACAACAAAGACTGGAAGGTCACAATCTCTGCCTCCACGTTCTTTAAACTATTAAGAGATGGAATGGATGGATTATGAAAAAACCAACAACTAAAGCAGGTAAAGCCGCGAAAGTGGCAAAAACAATGCGTGAATACAAAGCTGGCAAACTGAAGGCTGGTATTGACCCTAAAGGCCCAAAGAAAGCACCACTCGCTAAAAGCCGCGCCCAAGCCGTGGCGATTGCACTTTCACAAGCTGGAATGTCCAAAAAGAAAAAGTAATTATGAATAAAGGACTTTACTACAACATTAACCAAAAGAAAAAACGCATCGCCGCTGGTAGTGGTGAGAAGATGAGGAAGGTTGGCTCGAAAGGCGCACCTACCGCTAAAGCGTTCATTCAATCCAAGAAAACAGCAAAGAAGAAATAATATGGAAAAGCGATTCACAAAGGTAGTAAAGAACCCCAAGACTGGCAGGACAAAGACTGTGAAGTATGGGCAGGCCGGTAAGGCTAAAGATGGTAAGGATCGTATTCAGCCACTCACAAAAAAAGCGGACGCATACTGTGCCCGTTCAGCAAAGATCAAAGGCGATTGGAAGAGTGACCCCAATTCACCCAATAACTTAAGTCGCCGCAAATGGAAGTGCAAGGGAAGCAAGTCAATGAAATGAAAATCAACGGAAAGAATAACACAGAGAACCTATCGAATGACGATGGACGGGTAGGGTGGAAATACCCACTTAACTCCAAGGAAATCGTCAAAGCCTGTGAGAAGTTCTTCGATAAACGCGGAATGAAGAAGAATAAATTCATGCCTGTATTTGATAAGAAATGACCTGTCCAGAATGCGGTAAAGTAACGTCAGTAGTTAACAGCAGGAAGATCAATAAGACAGTAATGCGGAGGAGAGCGTGTAAGTGTGGATTCCGATTCACAACCAACGAAGTCCTTGTTGTCTTATCCAACCGAAACTACCTAAAGAAAAAAGAAACAGAACCCAATGTTGTCTGGACGAGATCAGTCACAGAAGACACCCCAGAATGGGCAAAGAAAATACTAAAAAACCTATGAAAATAGCACTAATACTACTAACCATGTCATTGTGCGCCTGCTCGTCGATGACCAAGGAAACCTACACAGAAACCCGCGAGTTTCACTACCCTAAAGGTGCAACGCCGCATCTGAAGGATATGTATATGCACAAAGGCCCAGAGGTCAGGAAGGCTGAACCTGTGATCCACCAAGAATTCAATCATGACATTACAGGCACTGGAGATGTTCCAATGAATACAGAAGCAAGCCTACAGGAAGTTCAATATGAAAATAATCTTCTATATGCAATGATGCTAAACAAAATGCTTAAAAATCATCAATGAACTGGGACGAATACGCTATGAGCATAGCCGAGGTAGTTGCTAAAAAGAGCAAAGACCCGTGGCAAAAAGTCGGCGCAGTCATCCTCCGAGAAGACAACTCCATAGCATCAGTAGGATTCAACGGATTCCCTCAAGGCCAAGAAGAAGACTGGTCAGACAGAGAAGAGAGAAGGAAATACGTCATCCACGCAGAACAGAACGCACTGAGGTATACTAAACCCGGAGAAGGAAAGACACTGGTATCCACCCTACTCCCATGTAGAGACTGCCTAAAGACCATAGCCGCCTATAAGATAAAGAGAGTCCTCTACAAAGACATCTACAAATCCGACCCCATAGCCCTAGAAATAGCAGAAAAAATGGGAGTCACACTATCCAAATTATGAATACAGATATACAACTCAAAGACGCCATCCTAGCATGGAACCCTTACGATCAAGAAACAAACAAAGTAGGAAATTTCATGGTTCTGCCTTGGCCAGACAAAAACAACCTTCTTACTAAACACGATCTTTTATACTCCACTGGCGCACCATATAGAGAGTGGAGGAATGCAACTCCTCAAAACAGATCGGTCATGTTCATAAAAGAACTCCATAAAATAGCCCTGTCCTCCCGCGCACCGATTCAATACATGAAAGAAGCCCTCTCTGTAATACCAGAATACCGAGACTTCACAAAAGATATAGGAATAGACGAAAGCCATGAATGACCAACTCCTAGCTCTAGCCCTAGCTTGGGCAATAGTATCAGCCTGCTTCATACTAAACCAAATCAACCGAGACTAGATTATCGTAACCGATAATGAACTACACAAAAATCGGCGCACTGCCAACCCACCGCTACATCTACATAGATAGCGAATATACCCACGAAAAGCCAATCGGGCCAGTAGAAGCCATGTGGGTAGGTATAACTAGTATACCAAGCAGAGCATGGGGAATAAACGTCATCCTAAAAGACGGCGGCGCACTCTACAGAAATATCCCACCAAACGCAGTTAGATTCAAAGAAAACGCCCTAGAAGGATGGAGAATAGAAGAATCCCAACTCTGGGACTGCTACTCATACAACTTTACCATACTACAAAACCAAATCCTAACCGGGCTACCAGTAACAGCAAAGATCAACCAAAACATCTACAAAGGTAAATACCTATTCTCAACCGCCCACTTAAACGACGGCTGGTCAGATAGCCCAGACCAAGACAAAGAATTCATCTTCATAGAACTCGACAACGGAAGACTAACCATCCAACCAACAAACAAAGTAGCATTCCAAGATAATAGCTACACCACCCCCATCATCCCTAAACTCAAACTCCAAGATACCATCTACTCCTGTGAGAAATAAAGGATGGTTATCGTAACCGATAATTAAAGGAAACCAGATTACAGAAAACCATCACAGGAAAATCTAAAGGATGGTTACAACATTTTATTAACAGAAGACAAGCATGGGTCAGCGTAGCTGCATAGGGCGAAAGAGGGAGAAAGAGGGAAATAACCAGTTTTTCTAGGAAGAGGGGTTTTCCGCATTTGGAGCTGCGCGAGTCGGGCATGGCGGGGCAGCCCGGTGATGCCATCGGGCCTCCCTATATAAAAGAGATTCCTTTGCGCCATGCGTGCCATGCCTGTGCGCTGTGCTGTGCTATGTCTTGCCATGTCTGTGATCCGTGAGCGTGTGGCGTTGTATCATGTCGGATCGGTGAGCGTGCCGGATCGTGTGGCGTTGCTGGTATCGTGTGACAGGATCGTGCCTGGATGGATTCGCAATTGCGCTGGCTGGCTGGCAATCGTGTTTCGCTTTGCTGATGAGATTGGCGGAACTGGTATTGCTGGCAACTATTGCTTTGGGTGATTATTTGAATATATAGAACGCTTTTCCTAGTCTCAATAAAAAACCGGAATTGCGGTGTTTTCCCGCGTTTTCGGACACTTGTTGAGACTGGCGCAAAGTGGCATTGCATCGCCCAAAATGGCTTGGCATGGGTCTTGCTTGCGTGTGTGTCAACAATAGCGTGTTTACAGCATGGCACGATTCTTGCTAGGCATGGCTAGAAAATAAATGAAAAATAAATATGGACAATCGAGTGGAAAATGATATTGTTTGTCCCGTGATGTTCGCGGAACGGCTCTGAATGAGGCTCTGCGGGTAAATTCACAATCGCTCTTTGAAGAAAAAATAATTTCGCACGCTAGAAATTCCGGTGTGCGGATACACGAAAAAAACCTGACCCATCATCATATTTGAATATGTGAATGTGTCGAACAACTAGAAAAACACACATGAAAAACCTAAATCAAATCCATGCCTTAAAAACCAAGCTGGCCGGAATGCGCGATGATTTGCACACTCTGGTATTTAGTGAAGCTCCCACAGTCACCATTGTCGAACAACAGGCGAAAATTCGTGCGCTTAAGTCAAAGATCACCAAGATGGAAAATGCACGCTAGGCAGCTAGGCAGAAAATACCAGAATCAACATCAACCTATTAAAATTAAACAACATAATTCTATGACAGCACAAACACAAATCGACATCATCAACGCCAATTCCATGGCAAACGCAATTGAGAAAGACCTGCATCTTGCGGAGAAGGAAGCCGAACGCCTTGGCGCAATAGCAGGGTCAAACTCCGCCGAATGGTTCGCCCAAGATAATTGGGGCGGGCGAGTGACAAGAGGCGAGAAGGAAACGGCGCAATCCTTCCTTTCTGCTTATGATGAGGGCGGAGAGTTGCCAGAGCCTCCCAACCTTTCCGGTGAATGGGCCGATTCTGAAACTCCCGCTTCTCTCATGGAATCGTTATTCGGTGAAGATTGGCAAGACACGCCCGAATTCGTTGAGGCGCAAGATGAGTTGTGCCAAGCATGGGAAGATGCTTGTTGTGAATCTTTCTATTCTTCCCTTGTGGAGTCCGCGAAATCCATCCTTTCCTGATCCCATGAAAATCCTTTCATCACTTCTCGCGTTCGCCTCCCTTGCTTCTCTTGGTATGGGCTGCGCGTTTACCCTTGTCCTTGGCCCGATTCCGGCTTTGCTTGGCTTCGCTGGCTTTGTTGCCTTGGGTGCGCTTGCTGTTTACCTAAACCCCGAACTCTGAAAACCTTTGTTCCTCTCCAGAACATCAAACCAAAAACCAATAGAATACACATAAAATGAAAACCACATTGACAACCTCACACGCCGCCGAAATCCTCGCCAATGACGAAAACTCCTCTTTCTCTCGCCTTGGGGCTTATGCCCTTGTCGAATACTTGGAGGAACTTGAAGATTCCACAGGGGAAGAAATGGAATTTGATCCTGTCGCAATTCGTTGTGACTTTTCCGAACATGATTCCCTGACGGATTGGGCGGAGGATTATTTCTCGGGAGACAATTGGCGTGACGATGTGAAATGTGACTATGACGCCGACGATGATACGCTCGACGACAAAATCCGCGAATATATTCAAGACCATGGGCAACTAATCGAGTTTTCCGGCGGGATCATTGTTTCGAGTTTCTAATCCATCCACACAAAGCGGGGTTTCGTTCTATCCGTCTCCCTGCTTCTCTCTAATCGCCCCGCATTTGCGTTTTCTTTCCATGTCCCTACCCTTTCCCTTCCCTTCCACTCCCGCGCATTCCTGCGGCTTTCATCGTTTCCGATAATTCCCTCCACACTACTCTGATTTCTCCGTTTCCGATTCCTCCACTTTTTCGCCATGATTTTCCACTTTGACATATTCAGCGGATACAACTGTTCCTTCCACGGCTTTTCGCGGCCCTTCCACATGAAGCGAAATCATTGCGTTTACGCTTAAACCTTTTCTATCGTGCATATTATTCTCATCCAACCCCAACGCACGGGTCGCCATTTTCTCATATTGCGCCAGAACATCCAACCTTGCGGACTGGTCTTTAATGTTTCCCGATTTGTATCTGCTGTCAATTTGCGCACGTTCCTCCGCGATCTGCTTGAGCATAAACTGATAATGCGCAGATGTTTCCACGGCCATCAAGTCCTCCATCTTCGGGGCGACGATATTTGCAACGGATTCGCGGAGCTTCTTTCGTTTGTCGATCCACTTTCCTTTAACCATGCAGTTCTTGAGGTAGAACCTGCTCATCTTACTAAACTCTGGCAATTTCAGAATGTCCGACATCTCCGCGCCGCCCATGAATAACTGTTCAATCTTATCCATGTCCCATTTCTTGCGCCTTCCACGGCCTAGCGTTTCGCTATTCAATTCGGGTGTTTTGTTCATAGCTGACTATTTACAAACGCAAGCCATTTTGTCAACAATTTCCCTCCACAACACAACAACCAAAACCAAACCAATGAGCGCAACAGAAAAAGACCAACCAACCTGCCTCCCACCGGAGGCTTATATCAGAATCATTCGCAACTGCGATAACAATGTGCCGAAGTTCCGTTCTTCGGTCTATCCTAAACCGCAACCCAAGAAATCCAAGAAATGAGAACCTACGCAATCCATAGACAAAAACCCTTCCGTGTGCATGAAACCTATCTGGCTAACCCTGCTCTTACTAAATGCGTCCAAGCCCTCCAAGCCGTAGTCGATGCCTATGGTTCCACAGATTCGCTTCTGGCCGCGCAATGCAGGGATGCTCTTAAGGAGGCGAAGAAGATCAAATGAAGTTGATTCTATTCCCAAGGTTTGCCAACACATATGTTCATTACGATAGGGTAATATTCAAAGATGGTGAGCGCGTAGCCTCTCAACGATCAAGATCAGATTGGGGTGACGCACCATACCCGTCATTCCGAGCAAGTGAGGTTGTGCCTTATATCAACGCACCAGATAAAAAGGTTTATCGAAGGTCTAACTATGCTTTTGATAAAAGCGTTGAGCCATCTGATTTTGAGGAGCCAGTTGACCATTACAATAGACTTCTTGGCGAGATTACAGAAGTTCAAGTTTGCAATCCTCCATACATCTGTCCATCTACCGGATTAGTGTGGCAATGGAGGGAGGTTAAAGAATCTACATATTCAACTCGTCCATGGATTTTTCGCCGTATTCCAAAAAATAAAGATGGGATATTTATTGCGGGAGACGGGCCGAATCATCAGCTATTTACAGCAAAGTTAAAAACCGCATTTATTTCTGGTCAAATTGCAGAAATTTATAGGATTAAAGATCACCGCGAGTTTATGGATTCAGATAATTTCATATCAAAATTATCAATCGTAAAATCCGCCGCCAGAAAACTGAAAAAACTTAAACCAATTAAAGAATCAACGATTCTTTTCTTCAAAACTTTAGGTGCAATAGCGCATCTGAATAAAACCAAAACCAAATAAATAAAATGAATACCGAAATACAAAACAACCAAGTAAATGAATTCGTCAGCCTCGTTGCTCAAGGCATTGAGTGCTGGTCAAAAGCAGGAGAAATCATCGTCAACCTTTTGGATAACCAGAACATGACGATTCAAGAAATTGCAGAAGCCTCGGAATTTCTGACTGAAGATATTGTGACGCGCTTTGAGCAATTAGGCCGTAAGCAATTATTCCCTCGCCTATTGGTGGCAGACTATCCAGCGGCCCGTCATCTAATTCGTTTGCCATACTCCGAGCAAAAACGAATCATTGAGGGTTCTGTTGAGTTGCTTGTCATTCAAGGAAAGGAATCCTCAACTCTCATGGTTAAGCCAGAAAACATGACAACCGCACAATGCAAGCAAGCATTCGACGGCGATCAAGTCAGGTCTATTGGAGCGCAAAGAGCTTACCTTGAAGACAAGCGTAGCATTGCTGAAATAAAAGATGTTCTTCAATCGCCTTCTGCTCTCTACCAAGTGAGAGGTAAGAAGGTTATCATTCGTCGCCCTTGTGAATTGACAGCAGGGCAACTTGCTCAACTCATTTCTGAAATCGAAAAATGAACATCCACGATTTGATGGCAACAGTTGAATGGTCGCATCCCATTCAGCTAAACACTAAACGCGGAGTTCGGCTTCTAAAGAAGGCTCCGATCACCGACCAGTTTTGGAAGGTCTACCGCGAGGACAAAGAACTTTTCAAAGAGCAGATGTCTAAAGCCGGGATCACCCTAGGCAAGTTCCGCGAAGAGTGGGGTTTGTCTTGGTGGTCAACGGAAGACCTCAAGTTCAAGCAGATAATCGTTTCCGATAACCAAGTCGAAGCGGTCGCCGAGCTTGATCTGATTCCGCTTCTCCACCCCGAAGGTTTGTTTGAATACCAGCAAACCTCCGTCCAGATGGGTGTTGCTTCGATGAATAAATACAATCGAGTCTTGCTCGGACATTCCACAGGTGTAGGAAAAACCTTCTGCGCCCTCGGCATCGCCCGTGAGCTTGGCAAGCGGGTTGCGGTAGTCTGCCCCAAACCTATCACAACAGACTGGCATCGCGCCGCGAAAATGATGGGCGTCGAGGTGTTTGAAATCTGCGGATGGGAATGGGCCAAAACTGGCAAGAGTCAGATGGGACGCTGGACGGATGATAATAAAAAGTCCTTCCGCTTCATGCTGCCCGAAGATGTTCTGCTAGTGTTCGATGAAGTTCACAGAGGCAAAGGTGAAGCTACCCAGAACGCTTTCCTAGTCCGTGATTCGGTTATCCAGAACATCCCTGCGATTGCTCTCTCTGCTACCATTGCCGACGATCCTACAAAGTTGTGGGCAATCGGGCAGTTCCTCGGCCTTCACCAAGGTGGGAAGGACTACTTCCGATTCCTATCACAGAACGGGTGCAGGAAGACCCGCTTCGGAATGCAGTTCACAGGAGGCAATTCAGTATTGAAGAAACTCCATAGCCGAATCTACCCCGAAAAGGGTAATCGGTTGAGGCACTCTGACCTTGGCGATGCGTTCCCCGAAACGCTCATCAAGGCGAAAGCCTTCGACATGGATAACGCAAAGAAGATTGCCAATGAGTATGAAGACCTTTGCAACCGAATCGAAGAGTTGCGGATGCAGGAAAATTTCTCGGCAAATGTCCTAGCAGAACAGACTAGAGCAAGACAGAGAATCGAAATGCTCAAGGCTCCAGCGGTGGCGGCAATGGCGCGTGATCTAATCGAAGAAGGTAACTCTGTCTTCATCGCGGTGAACTACACCGAGACCCGTGAATGGCTCATGGAAGAACTCAAGACCGATTGCGCCATCTACGGAGGACAGAACGAGATTGAGCGTAGAGGCAAGATTGATTCGTTCCAGAATGATAAGTCGAGAGTCATTATTGGGATTATACAGGCATCGCGGGAAGGTTTGAACCTCCACGATCTCAATGGCAATCACTCACGGGTTGCGCTAATCATGCCTTCGCCTAGCGTGTTCGATCTCAAACAAGTATTGGGTCGAGTCCACAGGGCAGGCGGTAAGTCCAAGTCGATCCAGTATCTCATCTACGCGGCGGGTGTTCCTATCGAGGAATCCATCTGCGAAAAGCTAGACGAGAAGCTAAAGCGTATGGACACGCTGAACGATGGAGAAATTGACGGGACTATCTCACTAGCTCCAAAAGATGAAGAAGAGAATCTGATTTAAAACCAGTTTCACTTAAACTTAAAACCAGATTGGAAGAAATTCCTTTCTGGTTTTTTTGTTATCTAAACCAATCTGAAACTATTCAGAATATATTCTACTCGGAGATCAATGAATCTCCTGCGTTTCGGTGAGACCGAACCAGAGCGACAAGTCTCCCAAGAAAATTTGGGAAAACTTGCCGAATGAATCATACGTTTCGTCTGAGCGTAGTCACCTTTCGCTTAACCGATCCTCGTGCGATGGCTGTCCTTTGCCTACACTTGGCTGTTATCGTAGCCTGATCGGAAGTCGCCATTGCTGGCCTATTAAGATAGCAGGATTGTCATTGCCGTTCTATCTCCATCCCTTCGTCGAAATTTGCAGACCTATGTCTCGGTGCGTCCTTCACGCATCCCCGTCGATTACACGATCCAATGGTGGCAAAGAAATTGGGCCTGTCGTAGCTAGCCGACTACAACAGACCCATTTTTCAGTTTGAAAATTAGTCTCCCAAGTCGGCTAGAACTTGATTGGATACAAGCACTCTAGCGAATGGAAAGCTAATGTCAAATACTTTTTATCGGTTACGATACTTTAGCTGATGATTCGTGGAGCTTCCTCTTCCTCCTGCTTGTCGAAGCGTTTGCGGAATTGTGCTTGGGTGTAGTATAGGAACGCCATTTCCAAGTAGCGGATAGCCTCAAACCCTTCACCCTTGCGGGATTCTGATTTGATTACCATCATTGCCGCCGTGTGCAACAGGCTTGCCATTGCATGGACTCGTTCGTTTAGTGTCTCGTCGGCTGACTTGATGAACGTGAACGCTTCAAGAACTGCTTTCGAGGTTTCGTTTTGTTGTGTTGGTTCTGACATGATTATTTGTTTTCTTTGTTTTGTTGTCTTGCTATTTCTAAATTAGTTAATCTTTGCACTTCTGCTTGAGCTTCGTTGCGTTCTCTCTCTGTCATCGCAAGCCTTACCAGCAAGCGTGAGTTGATTATCTGGAGTCTCGCCTTCTCTTTCTCTGATCTCTCCAAGATTTCCTGCCTATCATTCAACGCTTTGTTTGCAATACCTATGAGTTGTTCAGATGAGAACACGCATAGCTTGGTTAAGATTTTTTGAATCATTGTTCCTTCAAGAATTTCAGCCACTCACCTTCGGCTGGATCGAACCATGACTTGTCTCCAAGGTCGATCAGCAGTTGGTGTTCTTGGACTTCCTCTGGCATATTGCGGAGGACTTCGGAGTTACTGAAGTTCCCGACATTGAGGAGCAGGTAACGATGACCGGATGGCTTATCGTCTTTACCTTGCTCATGGCGAACTCGGTTGCGAACCTCTGTTGAGGATAGCTTCTCTGTCTTCGCCGCCTCAAGAAGCTCGTCTTGCTTCTTCTTGTTGGTCTTATCATCCCCGAAGTTAGCGTTGCCAATCTCTCGGTAGACTGTGAACGGAAGCATTGGATCACGCTTATCAGTAGGGAAGGCTCGGCAAGCCCTAGCGTATCCAGAGACAGTCGAGTAGGACTTCTTGAAGTTGGAGCAGAGTTGGTTGACTACATCTTCATGCCCACCATTCTCTAGTGCTACCACCGAATCTCCGATGATCCATTGCGCTCCGCTTTCCAGAGTCAGACCGAAGGCGAATGCCGCCACCCAGTCTTTCATCTCTACCTTACCTTTGGGAACGCATTGCGTCATGCCCTGCCCGATGTCGAACTTCTGCGTGAAGGAGGACAATTCCAATCCGTTTTTAACGCTCTCCACAAGGGCGAGGGATTCGTTCTTTGGCTCCAGTGTGGCCGTGATTGGCTCTGGTTTGTATTCATCTACATTCTGACGCTCTTCTTCCATCTCTTTAGCCATGTCCCAGTCGGCGGACATACGCTCATACATCTCCAGCATTTCATCTGGCGCATCGTCATCCAGATATTCGTTCTTCTGGAGCTTGCTCCACGCCTTCTTAATGTGGGTCTCGGTGATCGTGATCCCCGGCCATTCGTCTTTTACGAACTCCCCCATGTGACGGAGGTAGGTGGACAGAGGGACAAGGACTCCCTCTTGAGTTGGGCTAAACAATTCTAGTTCTTTCTTTTTCATTTTGGTTGTATGTTATTAGGTTGATTGTTCTGGGAGGAACAGGGTGGGGGAATTAGTATGGGATATCGTCTGCTGGACTATCGAGTTGAAGGTCTTCGGCGGCTTGCTCAACGCACTTGGCGAATGGAGTAGTGAACCCTTTCTCCAAGTAATACTCATAGAGTTTAGTGAGCGCAGGCTTGCCAATCTCGGCGAGCTTCTTGCCCTTCTGTGATCCAGATGGGACAATAGCTGATGCCCAGTCCGCTGGATCGAGTTCTTCCTTCGGTTCCTCTTTAGGTTCCTCTACCTTGGGAGAAGACTTTGCGTATCGGATTCCTTTGCGGTTAGCTTCGATGAAGACCGACGATACATAGGATCGAAGGGTCTCTTCATCCTCCACATCTTTGTAGGTGTGGCGCACCAAACTATTTATGAAGCGGTGCAAGTCTACGATCTCATCAATCGCCCTCTCTGGATTATCGGTAGGTGTAGCGGATTTTGCTACACGGGCAGGCTCTTCGCTGGGCTGGTCGAACTCAATCTTTCCAGTAGCTGTGACCTTGATGATGTCACGATCTACCTTCCCATTCTTGCCTTCGTAGGACTCATGCTCCAACGACACTCCGGTCAGACCATGCTTTCCACGGACTGAAGAGAGCGTGACTACATTGCCCTTGATGGATTGCTCCTGTGTGTTGTTGAAGAACTTGAGGCCGTATGTCTGCCCGTCGATCTCAATCTCTCCGCCTTGGATGACAAACTCACCCTTCGGGCCAGTAAAGGTCTTGGCTTCCCACAATTTAGTGACCTTACCAGTCACTCGTTTGATGATGTCTTTCTGTTCGATTCCGTCTAGTTGGTTACTCATTTGGTTTGTTATAGGTTGATTTGTAGTAGTGGCAGAAGGGGGCTACGGAGCAATAACGCTCGCATCGCATATCCCCACCGCTTCGTTTCTCTATGCTGTGCTTCGGCCCATAGGTAGGTAGCAGGTTCTCTGCTTCCTCCAAGGTCTCGCACACTTTGGCTGCTCGTTTGTTCCCGTCCTTCTTGATGGCAAAGGTATCTGGTTTTGCCCAGCGTTCCTTTGGATCACAGCACGGGATCGTATCGTCTGGCATTTCAGCCGCCGCTTGGTGGAGTTTGATCCGTTCCGTAGCGTAGGCGATGCACTCTTCGTTATCCCAAAGAGGAATGTCAACAATGTGGACTGCACATTGAGGATACTCTTTGTCAAACTCTGCCTTGCTTGCCTGCCAGTCACGGAGAATGGCGACGATCTGACCTTTCTTAACTTTGTATCCATAGCTTCTCCAGAGCATGGCATTCAGATTGATCTGCGCCTCCCATTCAGACTTGCCGCCGAGCAGGAAGGAAAAGACCGATGTTACCTTGAAGTCGGAGATAGTCTGATTGCCAGTCTCGTAGAGGTCAGTCTGTCCGGTCAGCGTCCAGTCATTGATATCCAAGTAGAGACGCTTTTCAGTAAGCTCTTCCTCTCCTCCAGCTAACTCAAGAACCTTATGCACCGACTGACCGAGCAATGCCCACACCCTGTCGGATGCGTCTTCTACGATCTGGTCAGAGTAGCGTTTCTTGAGTTGGTTGATCTTCGGTGGCCCGATTAAGGTAGTCACCGAGATGTCTGCCTTCTTCGTGCCGGGTGTATACCCATCGTGTGCCAACGCCCGATACATGGGGGCTGGCAAATCGTAGTTATTCGTTATCGTCATTGTCTGGTTCGTCAGAGGGTCGAATGATTCGATAAATATCGTCACTCATTTCTCGAAGCAGTTAGCGAGGAGTTCCGAGACTCCGCGAAGATGGTCGCCTTGCTTTACTACTGCATTAGCATTTGGAAGATTTCCGAGAAGGAATCGTCCGTCTGCCGCCGCTGACGAAATCAAGCGGAGAAAAATCTCACGCTGAAGATCAATGTTATGAACTACGGGTTTCTCTGCTGATTCTGCTTTTACTTTTGGTGTTTCTTTCATTGTGTTTTTCGACAGGTGTTGTGCTGTCGGAGGTCGAATCTACATCCCACGATAATCGTGTCAATAGATTTTTAATACTTTTTAGAAAATATTTTTATCGGTTCCGATAACAAGAAACGCACCCCCAGATTTCTCCAGAGGTGCGTCAACCTTATGAATAACACGAATGCAGAATCAACCTGCGGAGCTAGGATACATCAGCCTCGGCGAGCGTCAAGGTTATTTGTTTGGCAGACCATTCAAAAACATATTGTATGATTTTTTGTAGTCCTTATCCAGCTTTTGGAATTTATCAAAATCTTCCTTGCTGACTTTTTCTTTCAGCCATTTCGTGAATGCTTCCTTCTCTGATTTATCCATTGGCCCGTTACCCAATCGGAATGGTTGGCGAAACCTTGCTCCAGACTCCATGCTTTGAATTGCGTTTTCTCGTTCTTTCTTTGGAAGCGAGTTCAAATACTCTTTTGCATACGCCACTGCTGCACCCGGCTCTCCGCGCTGAAGGTAGCTTGCAATCTCACGATTGATTGGTGTCATTTTGCTTGGCGCAATATCCATTGGTCGCTTGGTTCTGTATTCCAATCCTGCGCTTTCAGCCCATCGACGAGCATACTTGTTAATTACAGCAGCCTCTCTTCTGAACATCTCTTCTGCTACAGTTGGAGCTTTTGAATATCCAAGCCAACTCGCAGTTGTTTGATATGCTCGCTGGAGAACTCGGTATCCAGAAAGCGTCCGATTAAGGTAGTTGTTAATATCTCCTGCTGTAATCGTGCCTTGGTCTACTGCATTCTGAATGAATGTTGCGGTTTCTTTGAATATGGAAAGTGCTGGTGGATCAAGTGGGTTTTTTACTCGCTCACGATCCTGCCAATCCATGAAGAACTGTGCGTAGTTTCCGATGAGTCCAAGCGCACCCATGCCAATCAAATTATACCATGCTCGTTCAAGGGCTAGGTAAAGCTCGTCATCGTCTTCGTCATCCTCGAAGGCACGAATGATATCTTCGTAGCTTGGCCCTTTCATCAGAACGCCGAAGAGCATATCGCGCATACGAAGGATAACTTCGCCGCCAACGTAAGCAGCACCAAGCCACATCATCACCGGAATAATAGTGAGTGCTTTTCCTTCCGCTTTCGTTACCTTCTTGGGTATCTCGTCCAAGGTAATCTTACGATTGTCACCAAGCTCCTTCGCCTCCGCCAACCTTAAACGATATAGCAATTGCCGTGTTGGGTCTGGAAGCTGAAGCGTCTCGTTCTTGTTTGTGACTGCCTTCCATGCTGGCTCAAATGTATTCTTCCAGCTTTGACGCATTACTTGCGTAGAAAACTTCTGATATTTGAAAAGGAATCTTCCGATAGGTGTATCTATGAAGATTGGAGTTTGAGCAATCGTGTAACTACCCTGTGAGATATTGGCAAAGTAACGGAGCAGTTTGTCCGTCTCTGGCCCAGAACCTTTTTCAACGATCAGCTTGTCAGCGTCAATGTTGTTTCGGTTCAACCATGTTAATGCCCGTTTAGAAAATGAACTGTTGGGATTCTTGGATAAGCTCGAAAGTGTTTTTCTCAAAAATGATTTTCCGATAATCATACTTTGAGTTCTCACCATTTGTTCTACTGGTGTAAACCCAGACCACTTCAACAAGAAGTCAGTAGTTTTTTGTCCCGCTTGAGCAATGCGGTTGTATTCAAGAACAGCTTGATGATCTCCAACTATATTCATCAAATCACGGGATACGATACCTTTTTCTCTCGCATCTTTGAGTTCTTTGCCAAGTTTGCGGAGTTCCACAAAAGATGAAAGATAACTTGAAAACGCTCCCGGTTGTCCAACCATGGCGTTGAGAGTTGTTCCACCAAAGAAGTTCAACATGGATGAAGCGGGATTTCCAAGCTGCGGCCCAGTTGACCAAATGTTCAGCGTTGCCATGCCTTTTACAATCGGATCATTCGGATAGTATCCTTCGACTCGTTCTTGTGCTGCCGTAATGTAGTCAATCGTCCTACGATCTCTTGTTGATGCTCTTGACTTATCCCACAGAGTCATTGAATTCTCTCCAAGTTTCTGACCGAATTGTTCGATTCGGCTACTATGCTGCGCCCATCTAGCGGCATAGTCCGTCATCACTTGCATTGAGTAATCGTATAGTTCTTCTGGGAATGCTTGTCCGCGAGCCGTTTCTATACCAGAGAAATAATCGTTCTTACTGCCTGTTCCTTCATATTCAGAAATAAATACTTCAGCTTCTTCTGGATTCTCAATTCTCCCAGACTTCATCAGTGCTTCTACAATCTCGTTGTATTCTTTCTGATACTTGTCCGGTTCCATCAATGCTCGTTTATACTCTGGCTTTAGAACGCGAGGCCAAAACTTATCCACTCTTCCAATTGGTCTCCATCTCTGCAAACCCTTATCATATACTTTAATCCCGATCCTTTGGTTTTCTTTTCCAGATTCTTCACCAAACTTCTGCCAAGCAGTAACGATCTTCTGCGTAATTGGATTCAAGTCATCAAAGAATTCAGCGGTATCTCGCTTGTTTTCTTGTGCCGCAAAGAACATTTTGACCTCTTCATCAATCTTTGCCTTGGTTGCTTTTGATTGCTTGGAATACTCCTCGAATGCTGGAAGGAGAATCTTGTTGGCGAAACCAAGTCGGCGTTGAGCTTGATCGTAGTAGTCATCAATAGCTGTAGCCAGTTTAGTGAACTTTGCCCTACGCAATCTATCGCTCGCAGATTCAAAGATACCACGGACAAAAGCAAAGTTCTTAATGTGACTCTCAATCTTATTGTTGATTGGCATATTGGTTTCTTTTCCAATATCAATTCCTTGAACCAATCCTTCTGTAATTGTTTTTGCTTCTGGTTTTATTGGGGCATCACCCTGTTCGGGTTCTACCGCCATCTTGCGAGTTGAGTAATCGTATTCAACTGGATCGTAAATCTGCATTGCTGGAGCGACACCAGATTGTCTCTGAAGAACGAGCTTGCCGTTTGTGGATGTGACTGCTTGGTAGAACTTCTCGTATGGATCAACCCCAAGGCGAGCTTTAATCAATGCCATGAACTCGCGTAATACCTTGGCGAGTTTTCCTAAAAATGTATTAGGCTCTTGTTGCTTACCAAGAACAAGGTCAGTCATCTTCTCTGCGATGAACTCATCCAGCATGATGTAGCGGTAGTTGTCCTTATCGAACTTAATCTTGTATTTTACAATGTTGCCCTGCTCGTCCTTGACTGGGATGAGTTTGGTTTCAGCCTCTTTAGGGTTGAACTTCTTGTATGCCTCAAACTGCTCTGGAGTCAGTGAGTATCTTCCCACAAAAGCCAAGAACCACGGATTCTTTTTAAGGTAATCTGCCAGTTCTTTGGTATAATCATTGTTGATCTTCTCAACTTCAGCGTCTGGCAGGAAGCGAGACAGCCCGTGCCAGAACTCATGGATGCCTACAGATGCGCCGAAGTCACCCTTGTCTTGGTTTAAAAAGAATGTGACGAGGTTATCAGCGAAGTCATAGTTGCTGACTCCCTTTGCGCGGATGGAAATAGCTGTATCCCATATCGCATCGTCATTAACCCTATTGATGAAGTCTGTGAGTGCCTTTGCTGTATTCTCGTTGATGTTGCCAGCACTGCGTTCCCTTGCGATTCGCTCCAATATCGCGGCCTTGCCCATCTTTCTCGGTTGTTGGCGACGAGTAGATTCAGCAGCAACACGCTTGCGAAGATCAGTAGATTCTTTGATTACTTGGTTTACTGCTTTAAGCGGAGTGCTTGTCTTGCCCTGCTTAATATCTTCAACAACATCAGCGATGTCGTATCCAAGTGGGTTGTATCGAACGTCTTCTTTGGTAGGGATTAGAACACCGCCTTTTTCTCCGAGTTTTGGCTCCGTTATCGTTTCCGATACTGCGGGGGTGGGAGCTTCTTCTCTGGCTTTTCTTTTTGCCGCTGACCATCCATTTTCATAAGCCAGTTTAAAGTTCTGCGGAACTGAACGCTTCTTTTTGCGATTAGTGTCTAACGCATCTTGTTCACCAAGTTGCTTGTAATAATCAACACCGCCAGTTGGTTTCGCAACCTCTGGCGCGGGAGCTTCTGCTGGCGCAGCTTGCTCGGTGACTGGCGCGGGAGTGATTGGCTCAACTGGCGCGGGTTCTGCGATATCTTTAGCGTCATCTCGCAGTAGAACTTCTGCCTCTCTCCAGTTATGCATGAATTGAATGTCATCTACCTTGACTGTCTTGGTAAGAGTCACGCGATCCTTTAATCCAAAATATAACTTATCAACATTTTCTTTTGAAAGAGTCCAACTGGAAACATTTCTATTTGGACTTGGAGTAAAGTTTGGATCAACTGCTCTATATACAGTAACAGTATCTCCGTATTTCTGTCTCAAAAGCGAGCGGTGCGCTTCTTGAATTGGTTTAAGAACTTCAGAATATTGATTGAGAGCTTTTGTAGCAGCTTGAGGATTGCTGAATGCTCCCATGTGTTGTTCAATTCCGTTAATTGCTGCTGAATTATCTTTATTTGTAAGTTTTTCAGTTGCTTGTTCGGCAAGTTTTACAATGCCTTCTTCATTGGTATCAGAAACTTTGAATCTTGGATCGTCAATATGACGATATACATCACCCTGCTTGTAATAATCTTTTGGAGTTTCTCTTGCAGGAAATTCTCCATCTTCTTTGGATGCAGATATTGCACCTTTAATTGATATAATATCTCCAATTTCTCCACTTATTTTAGGTTCATAAATAACATCTCCATCAGGCGAGGTAGATATTATCATTTCCGATATTGCGCGGGGTGCTTTCTTTTTTGCTTTCCGCATCTCGTATTCATACTCTGATTTTGCTACTTGTGAGGCGGCTTCGCGTGTAGCCCAAATCGTGTCAGATTGCGGAGTTCCATCAACAAGAACTTGAAATCCATTTTCAACTTCTTTGATTTCTATGTTTGGTTTTTTAACATCTTCTACTGGTGGCGTGACTACTTGTTCTACTGGCGCGGGTGCAGCTTGTGCAGGCTGAACTGTCAAGGATTCCTTAACAGTTGGGGCTGGTTCTTCTACTATCGCCTTGGCTAACTCGGCTTGCTGACGCTCGGCTTCTGTTATCGGTTCCGATAATCCGGTCAGCTTTGTGAGATTTTGGTTAAGCTCACCAAGCATTGACTCGCCTTCGGCAATATCAAGTTTAAGCGTTTGTGCTTCTCTGCTTGTGGGTTCAATCGCGGCCAATGTTTGCTTGCGTATCTCTTGAACTTCAGACAATGCCTTAATCTGTTGGTTAAGATTGTTGGCTTGCGTATCGTCTGGTGAAATTGAAAGATCGTTTGCTACCCTATTAGCGGCATCGTTTATTTGATCTTCAGCGATTTGCTCTGGAGTTTTAGGTTTGGAAAATAATACTTTGCCAACTTGTTTTCCACCCATGCCAACAACCTTTACTGCCCCACCCGCACCTGCGGTAATAGCACCCAATGCCAATGTAGTAGGAGCAACTTCCTTGAATGCTTTTACCGCTCCAGCCAGACCTTGGTATTCGTCAGGCGCACCAGCGGTAGAACCAGTCTTAACATATTGTTCCATCTTTGCTTGGTCTGCGCCTTGCTGTGTTTGAGTAATTGTTTCACCAGCAAGTTCAACTACTTGTCCTCCAGCAACTGCCCCTACTTTTTTCAACAAAGTATCATTTGCTTTTTGAATTGCTTGGCCTGCTACATTTGTTGCCGCTTTCTTTCCAAATCCAAAGGCATATTTCAATGCGCCAAGTTGAACTGCATTTCCGATAGCCTCTGGCCCGGCTTCCCACAATGCTGTATTCTGCGCGATAGGAAGAAGTTCATTGTATGCTTTTGTTTTCTCTTCTTCAGTAAGTGGACTTCCTTTGCTTTCTTCTAAAGATTTAAAAGCATCATACAGGAATTGTCCGCCTGCCATTCGATATGAAACTGGTGCAGACGCAACCATTGATCCGATACCTCCAGCAATAGCACCAATAGGAATAGTTGCAGATGCAGCAGGGGGAAATAGTGCGCTCGCCGCCGCGCCTGTTATCGCTCCACCAGCAATAGCGGGAGCCATGCCAGCAACAGTAAACCCAAGGCTTTGCCCCGCTCCGCGAATCGCTTCACCAACAGCAGTTGACTTACCTTCAGCTTCTCTTGTTTTAGCTTGTTGTTCTAATTGCTTGAAGTATTCGCGTTGAGTATCAAATGCAGCAAGGGCTTCTTTTGAGTATTGGTCTGGTCTTGCGAGTCCTTCTTTGGCTGCATAGAAAGATGCTGGAGCAGTTTTTGTTAATCCAGAAAATGCTTCGCCCAGAGCAAGCGGAATATCCGCAATAGTCATCTCCAGTTCTTCTGTAGCTGTCTGTAGCTTGTCAGTAAAAGAAGTGCCTACTGGTTTAAATCCTTGAAATGCTTCAAATGCTACATCAAGAGGTATGTTATTATTTTTCAGTTCATTGAACTTCGGTTCAGCACTAGCCGCTGCCTCCCAAATAACATCATCTGGGATTCCAGCATCTCGCGCCTCTTTGAGTTTTTCAAGAGACAGATTCATCGCCTATTCAATATAGCGGATGCTTGTTCAAGTAAAGACTTTCTATCTACTGGTTGCGATGCTTGCGCTGCTTGCGGAATCATTTTAGCTCCTTCTCTTGTCGGGCCTTCTGGTGTTTTAACAGGAACCCTTACAAGCTGCGCAATGCCGTTTCGATTATTAATATCTTGAATTGAAACCGGAGACAATGCTACTTGCCTAAATGCCGCGATAATATCATTTCCTTGCGAGCCTGCTGGAATCTTGATTCTGCGATTTTGGTTTCGCTTGTCGAAGATATATGTTACTGATCTTGATTCACCAATTTCATCACCATCTTCATCAAGCACAGGCTCATCTACTGTGGTTAAATCGGCATTAAACACTCCGCCTGTATTTGCAATGAAGTCTCCAACTTTTCCTTCATTTAGCACATTGATTGCGGCTCCTGTTACTTTATTTAAGTTCTCAACAACATCTCGTTTAGCTTTCATTATTGGCTTACCAGTTTTTTTATCAATTGATTCAGCTTCAACTGGTGGCTTTAGATACATTCCACGGATGCCTTGTCCTAGAATCCTTTCAGCATTTGGAAACTCATAGAATTTTGCAAGGCGAGGAGAGTTTGCTATAACATCTTGATTGCTTGCAATATCTACCGTGTTTTTTTGTAGATAGTTCTTCTTCTGATTTTCGTCTTGAGCCAAATATTGTTCAGCCAATCTACGTAAATCTTTAAATTCAGTTACTGTAGGGGGATTTTCAGCAGAATCTTCAATCGCTTTCCTATATGATGGATTTGAAATTTCAGCAGCCTTTTTCTTCAAGATGTCAGTTAGATTTCCGATTTCTTCTTCTTCTGTTGCTTGAGGCTGTTTGGTTGGCAATTGCTCACCATCAACTATTATAGCATCCATTTCTGTTCCTGCTCCACCGCTAATTGGCGTGGCTTCATCTGGGACTTGGTATCCGCCGCCATCTTCTCCTCCAAGTAATACATCTTCTTGTGAACTCATAGATGGCAATCCACCGCCAGCCCGCAGAGCTGATGCTGCTACCCGCATTGTTTTATACCTATTATCATCAATAGCCTTACCGCCCATCATTGCCAGATTTGCTAGGTTTTGAACGTATGGGTTAGATTGATTTTGCGCTGCAAGCGATACGATTGCTGAATACCCACCACTGCTATCCCCCGATTCAAATGACTTCATGGCTTCTTGAAATGCTGGAAGAGCAGCTTGCGCTTGCTTCTGGTATTCTTTTGCAGCAAGTGCTTGACCCACTTGTTGACCAAGATCAGAAAGACTTTTTGTCAACGCGCCATAATCCATAGCGGGGATTCCATAGCTGATTTGTGGGATGACTGCCATATATTACCTTTCGTAAATTAATCCACTATCCGTAAATTGATCCAGTAAGTGGACGATAGAATTGTCCACCAGTTGCGCTGGTCGCTGGCACATATTGCTGACCTCCAGCTCCAGTAATAGCACCCTTGGCTCCACCTGCTCCACCGCCAATTGCGTTAGCCATCATTGCTGATGTCCCGTAAGACATTAGTCCTCCACCAATCGCTTGAGTGGTTCCCATGATCGCTTGGGCTGGAGCCAAGTCAGCCGCGTATCTTGCCGCTGCTGCGTTTGATGCCGCTTGATATTGACCTCCAGCGGCTCCGAGGTTTATTTCTCCTGCTCTTTGCATAAAACTTTGTGCTAGGTTGTTCCAATCATATGCCATGTTCACTCCTTGAGTTGCAACATCTGTGGATAAAAGGCTAAGGTTACGAGCGAACTGCGATTGAGCTACTGACATTCCCGGCGTTTTCCCAAGCATTGGTCTGTATCCACCACCAAATGCTTCGGCGGTTTGCCTCTGAACAAAATCAATTTGCTCTTGAGTGAGTGGTTGTCCGCTCATTCTTTGCTGGATGATATTTGCAGCTTGTTGCCTTTGGCTGGTTGCGCCCGGATAATACTGCTCAATATTCTGAATTAGTTGTTGAGGAGTTTCGATATTTGCTTCTTTTACCCTTGCCTCGAAATTCTTTTGAGCCTTTTTAGAAGCACCAGCTTGTTTTCCAGCAGCTTGACTAGACATAACGCCTCCAGCCACCGCTCCTACTGCGGCAATTGTTCCACCAGCAACTGCTGCCCAAACATGGAAACACCTTTTATTTTTTGAATATCGTTGTTCTATTGGCTCGTCAATCATATTAGGATTCTATTCTATTACACCGCCAAGTTTGCATCCTTGGATTGTTTTTGTCAATATGCGGGTTAAAGTCTCTTGCCATTATTTCATCTGCAATAGCTTCTGGGTCTGTCAATGTAGTTACAAAGCAAGCTGACCAAATTGTATCTTCATGTGTGTAAAGAAGTCTGCGTGTTCCAGCTTTTGTTATTCCACTATATGGAGCTTTGTATCTTTGGACTGGTGTATCGTGATACCATACCGACACATCTCCTTGAAGGATAAAAAATGGATGTGTTGTAAGATGCAACAAGGATGTAAGAATTGTATTTTTTGGAATAAAAATTTCCCTTGTGTATAAATTAGGTGTAAATTTGTGCGTTACTGGACAATCTACTGGAGGCAATTCTGCAATATCCAATTCAGCAAGATTTAGAACGTCATCAGGATTCTTGTATCCAGCAACATCCATTGGATCAATACGATTTTTGACCAATTCAATTGGGCATCTTTCTTGAATCTCTAGTTTCATCTATACAAGAAGTAATCGTTGGGTGATGGAGAAAGTAGATCAGAACCAATTAGATTATCTGCCCTGCTATAGTTTGCAAAGCGGATAGGTGCTGCTGTTGGAATTTCCGTATTTTCCATTTCCTTCTCTTGCTCTTTGATGGCAAGGTCTAGGTTCATCAAGAATTCTTGCGCCTTCCTATTGTCTCTGGAGTTCAGAGCAAGGACAGCATAGATCATCGCATCTGGAATGAACTCAACCAACTCTTTCGGATCGGTCAGATCGAAGTATTTCTTCGATGCGTAAAGCGTGATACACTCGCAGGTCTTTGGTGCTTTGAATCGGCGGAAGGTTGGGTTAGCATCGTTCGGTTGATAGATTGCTATCAGCGTCTTTGCTTCCAATGCCGTATCGTAGGCATACACCCGAATCCTACCTTTTGTAATTGGCTTGGTTACTGCGCGAATTCCTTTCACAATAAGATCAGACTTCGCCAGCGTTGGAGGATTTGCAGTAGTTACCTTAACCTTGTGGTAGGTGTCATACTGGTCTTGCGCTTCAAACATCAACTCTACGCCAATGTCTTCAGCTTCCTCGGCCATTACTCCAATTTGGTATGGATGCGTTGTGTAATCGCGGAATAGGACATGGAGTCCCCCTACTTCTACGATTCCTCTATGGCATGATTGATCTGCATGGAGAGCAAAAGCGTTGGTAGCATTGAACCATTCGTCTGCTAGAGATGCAGATTCATTCCCGATCCAAGCTAGTTTGATTTGCTCATATCGGGCTGGCAGCGTGAAGCAATCGTTCACGCAGCAGATTTGGACATACTCTTCTTGAGAAGTCCATGCTCGCTTATTCCATAGCAGTCGCCTTGCTTGGTTTACGGCTTTGACTCCGCGCTCGTATGAACAAGTGCCAGAGTCGCCGACAAAACCCTTAACAAGCTCTACCATCTCTTCGAGGGTATCAGCCATAGGGATTATCGTTTCCGATAATTATTTCGAGCCAACGGGCTTTCCAGATTTAGGAAGTGGTGCGCTGGAGTATGGGTTCTTGCCAGTGTTAGGTGGGTTCATGTTGCCCATGCCTTCACGGATCATGCCGCGAGTAGGTGCGCCGCCGCTAACGAGTTTAGGATCAGTTCCTTTTAGTGGTGTCATATGTTTAGTTTTTCTTATGGCTTGTTTATTACGAAGTGTGAACCGCCATCCAGTCCACACTTGTTATTTGAGAAAGATTATTTTCTACGCGGATAGAGAATCCTGTAGTTGTTTTACTGCCAGCTACCAACGCGAACAATGGAGTAGCAGAAGCTCCAATCGTTGCATTGCAGTTTGGTGTAATTGAAATGCCGTAGTTTGCAGAAGGAAGTGCAGCAAACGATGCGGTTTGGATAGAATCTCCAGTAGGAACGCTGCCAATATTTCCGTAACGAGCATTAATTACTGGCCTTGCTTCTAGCGTATCAATCCTAACATCAAGCGCGTTTACATCTGTTACTAAAGCATCAATCTGATTCTGCTGGTCAGCAAGGTCTTCGTTGATTTGGTTAATCTGCGCTGGAGTTACATCGCCAAGCCCCGGAACATTGATCGTTCCATTGGCAAGAACCTCATCAATGAATACTTGGAAGACATTCTGCCAGTTACCAGTTGGACAGAAATCATCTGGAACATTTGGAAATGTAAGTGCTGGCGATGAAGACTGATTGTCCATAGATTAATTTACGATATTGTAGTTCCAATATTTCTCTTGGCAACACAAAAATGGTTCGCATTCTTGATTTTCTTCTGGGCAATCGCCAATCGGAGAATCATCATTGTTCTTGATGTTTGCCATTAACCTTACTCTATCAATCGTAGCTGCTCCGGTTAGGTTCACTTTGATCTGGAACTCGCTTCCCTCTACCGCTGGGATGCCTGCCAAGTCATTGCACTCGCTTGGGTCTGGCGTGTTAAACTTGTAGCGTTTGTAGCGATTGCCGCCTTGTTGTGGAAAGCATTCAGTTACTTTAGGCGAGCATGGATCACACCCATATGTTGTAGGAACTTTTAGTTGTGACCAACATGGATTGGAATCAGCGCGAAAATCAACATCGCTTTCTACCTGCCCCTTAATCTCACTCATCCACATTTCTCCACCAGTAATCTTTTTACGTAGGAACTTGTTTGTAGCCCCACTTCGGTTGAAGTCATACCTTCCAGTTGTGAAGAAGGATTCAATCTGTCTGCTTCCATTCGGGCCGTAGTCATCGCCTTGGGCTATGGTGAACTCATATAGGCGGTTCTTGTTGTCTTTATCAAACGAGAATCCAAACCCACGCTTTTCACCTTGGATTAGTGCAGTCAGAAGTTGGGTTGGTCTGATGCCTGTCCATACTCCATTCCAACGGAATGATAATTCTGCATCTGGGGCAGGAGTTGAGGATTGGTCTAGGTCTAGAACAACCATGCCCCGATGATACCTATTCAGTCCTTCCACTCCTTCTGCTCGGTAGGTCTGTGGAGAGACAGTATTGATGAGGTAGTTGTTGAAAAAGATAGTAGAAGCGAATTGCTTCATCCACGGAGTATCATTTGATACCCACTTGTTCACGTCCCTAGATAGTTTGCGGAGTGAGAAGTATCTATTGAACTCGGACTGGGTATTGGAATAGAATGCCCAACCATCGTGCGAGCGGAACCAAAGCTCACTATTAACTAAAGCTAGATATGGGCTAGTGCATCCGCGCCCAAGTAGTGAGATACGCTGGATGTTCGATGTGTTCCATTGTGACCTTGGTAGAGAGACATCCATTGAGAATGCTCCGTTTCCTGTAAGGACTACTAGCTGACCTTGGCCGCGAAGGTTGTATCCCAACTCTGGCATCGCCTTCATCCCTGTGATATTACCCATCATGGCTGGAGTCGAGAACGCGCCGCCTTCTGCCCAGTATCCTATCTCCGTGAAGTTCTCTGTATTCTTGGTATCGGTGAACCCGCCACCATAGATGATGTCAGAAGCGTAGATTTGATTGAACCTATCAGAAACAAAGACTCGACCGAAGGCATACTCCATGATCGTTCCAATCGGCATCTTTGCCAAGTATGGGTTCAGTCGGTAAGCAGGTAGCTTGACTGTTCCTGTTCCGGTTCCTCTTTGAGTGTCTGTAATAACTGCCGTGAACTTAACTCCAATCGTATTGGATGGTGCGCCGATCAAAGTGAAGTTGGTAGTCCCAACTGATACAATCTCGCAGTAGTCTCCGTTTTGAATTTCACTTGCTGTCAGCGTTCCTAATACCCCATCCCATGCTATCGCATTCTGGTAGCCATTTTGAATATATGCCCGATCTTCAGCTTGCACGAACCATGTGTGCATCATGCCCGGATCGTTGCCTTCGATAATCTTGTAGGCGAATGCTCGGTTGTTTATGATCTTCAGAAAGTAAATAATCCCAGATACCGATAACAGGATACCATCGCTGGTTCTCAAGTTAGTCGAACGATATGGATACGCACCTTGGAAGCTACCACCAAGAATATCGTTAACGATAGTCTCGGCTTCTCCATCTCCAGCGAGAATCGGGATGTTCCGAATGCTCGGTCTTGTCCGGTTAATGCCACCTCGGAATGTCCTATTTACCGACTCTGATACTACAGACTCTGGTAAATACGATGGATGAGTATCTGCGTCTTGCGCGATGATACTTGTGAATCCATCAAAGACTGATCCTTCTGCTGGCATTAGGCGTTGACACTCTTGATTACGATAAAGCGCAATGTCAGTGCTTCAGACAAACTTCCTGCGGTGATATTACGGATCACGATGTTAGCATTGCCTGCCGCTGGAGCTACCGCAAAGTTGTATGCACCAAGCGTTCCTCCAGAGATATGACTTACAACAACAATGTCCGTAGCCTCGATCACCGAATTACTCAAGTTAAAGGTAACAGCAGTAGCGGACGCGAGGGCAGCGTTATCGCTTACGATAATTCCAGTAGGACGATTCAGCGTAACAGAGTTTGTCTTTGCTCCTGCACCTTGGGTAATAGTTCCACCTGCACCAGTATTGTATCCAATCTTGGATGAGTTACCATTGGCAAGGATAGTGCTGCTGGAAGTAATTGCGGCAGTAGATGTCGCACCAGAAACAGTCAGCGACGATGCTGTAATAGCAAGCGTTGGAGAAAGTGAACCTACAGTCAATGCTCCGGTAGTAGTCAATGGTTGGCTACCAAGATCAACTGGGCCTGCTTGCAGAACACTATTAAGTGTATCAAACTCTACAAGACCTGTAGAATCTTTTCTCAATACAGTTCCGCTCGCTCCATTTGTCCAAGTCAAATTTCCAGCACCATCAGTCTTCAAGACTTGCTGGGCAACTGGAGTCTGAATCGTCTTCTGACAAGCAGCGGAGTCTTCTACTACCAATCGTTTCCCATTGGCGGTTGTTTCTAGCGGCTCACACAACAACGGATATTCCGAGTCGCATGGTGGGCATGGTGTGCAAGGTGTGCAGAGGCTCATAGTGATGCTTTAATGTTTACGCTCATAATTGTAAGATTATTATTAAATTTTTAATATGCAATCGTAATTTACGACAATGCTCCCTCGTTAAGCCATGATGCACTTCCGAGTCTATATGCAGATGCGCTTCCTGCTGTAGCCAATCGTGTTTTGCAAGAATATCCTTGTGGAACAACCGTTAATGCATTTGCAGCTGTAATCCCTCCTGTTGTTGCTAGATTCCTTGTTGTCGGATTAACAACACAAAATGCGTCCACATTTGCAATTGCTGGCATCCATTGAATAGTTGGATCAACAGTGATTTCATCATTTACGCTTTCAATCAATCCATAACCAGATGCAAATGTAAAAGGTGTAATTGGATAAATACCAGCGGCTCCCCTTGACATAGAATTTTGGCTTGTTTTAATGCGAACTTTTTCCATTAGTGGCTGATCGTTTACATCGACAACTCCAAACCCAATTAATACTCCATTATTTGCTGAACCATTTCTAACAACATAATTTGAGTTTGCAGTTATACGAGGACATCCCAATGTTCTAAATATAGGAGCAAAAGTGGCAGCGGATTCACCAAGATAAAGTTGGTTATCACTTAAAATGCATTGAGCAAATCTTGATATATTGAAAATGCTATTTGTAGCCAATGATCCATAATATGCATTATTAATCACTTGCAATGTGGATGTTGTGCTTCCTCCAATAAATGTATTATTAACAAGTGTAAATTCAAAATTCGCCGTTCCCCCCGATGTAGCTCCTTCTCCGCGCCTAAATGTATTTCCTATGATTTTTGTAGAGAAATTAAATTGCACATCAGACGCTGCGATTTCACTATAAATAAATACTCCTTGATTTGAAGTAATTGTAATTTCGTTATTTGAAATATTTAAATTTTCAAAAACTGTTTTAGCATTTGTTGTTGTTAATTGAATAATGCCAGCAGTACTAGAATTAGAAGCATCTGTTCTAATATAATTATCCATAAAATTGATATTTTTATAGAGACTTGTTTGCCCTGCTGTATAAATTGTATCAATTCCAACAAGCCATGAACAGACTGGAACCATGTTTGCTTCAGATGCTGTTGTCCATTTGTTTGTGTATGTAAATACATTGTTATTAATAGCGTAATTTACAATATTATAATTAAAGTTTGTATTTGGATAATCACTTCCAACATTTGTCCAAATTCCACCTATTACAGTATCAAAAATATTATTTGCAATAATACAATTATCTAGTCCAATAATGACAGATGGACAATTTTTCCAGTTATTATTTGTAATAATATGACTTGGGCCTGACAATTGATCTGTTGTTTGTGAATCTCCATAATGGCTAATTAATTTTGTAACAGTTTGTTCAAAATAATTACCATAGATTGTTCCATTTGAATTTCCACCATATGTAAATGATAAAGATTGCCAGTTTGCAAAGAATCTATTATTGCAAATGCTATAAATTCCACTTTCAATTGGTTTGGTTGGAGGGATAGGCAATGGACTTCTGGGGTCATCATCGTTAATGATGATTCCAAGGTTTAATCCGTTAAATACACAATCTTGCACAATGGCTTTTTTATATCCTTGAATCCTTATTCCATCTCCTTTATGACCCGGATCGGCTGTATTATATCTTGTCGCAGTTGTTGCGGTAGATAAAGATGTTCCTGTTCCTTGAAACGATAATCCACTAATAGTTATATTTGTTACTCCAGCAATTAAAATGGCACTTTTTACAATCCCATTAATAGGAGAAACGCTAGTTACAAAAGCGTTTGTCATTTTAATTGTTGCACCATATCCTTCAATACTGAATGGCCCAATATTTTGAGAAGCATCGTAGGCATCAGGACTTTCTATGCACGCTCCTTCTGTAATATAATATGTTCCATAAGGAAAATAAATTGATCCATATCCTTTGTTCTGCGCATATAGAAATGCTGCATTAATCGCGGCAGTATCGTCCGCAACTCCATCACCAACTGCACCGAAGTCCTTTACATTGATAATATCAGACATCCTTGTTACAAGGTTTCTGGAAGTCGTTGTTCCATTTGCAATAAATGGAGTTGTTTCGTTAAAATTAGTTGCAATATCCCATGCCGCCCCATCCCAAACATACAATATGTCACTTACTGTATTAAAATACAATGCTCCAACAATTAATGGATTCCCATTATTGTCTGTAGTTGGAGCGATATCTTTTGCACCAAGATAAACTTGGCTGAATCCATCTGAAGCATATTGAGCGATTCTTGCGTAGTATGCAGCCTTGTTGGCAATCTCATTCATTGCCGCCTCACTTGGGCCGCACGGATTGCATTTAGAACTTCTGGAATTTCCGCAACTCATATTTTTAATATATTGATTGTTTTTTATTCTTTAAGCAAGAATTATTTTTTGGATTGTGCTTCCCTTGGGTTCTGTAACATGACCATTATCCCAAGCTATTTTTCCTTTGCCAATATGTGTTCCTTTGCTCTTAGGATTGTCTCTACGCGATACTCGTATTCCTTCTGCTGGCGGCCATTTTATCGTTAACGATACTTTCTCTTTGGTCGGCTTGTCTTTTTGAACTGGTCGATAACCGAAGACAGTAACCTTTCTTTTCAGTTCTTCGTTCCAATAAGTGATAGCTTTCTTTTCTACTTGTCCACCTTTAATGGCAGATGACAATTGTTCTGCAACTCTTTCTGGACTGCACTCCAATTGTTCAGCAATTGTTTCGCGGGAATCCCAACCGCTCGGCCATTTGTAATGCTCCTTGTTGTGAGCCTCTACTATTTTGTTCCAGTTTGCCATTGGTTAGTCCTCCAAGAATATCGGCCAAGTTCCAGTTCTTCCGCGTTTTGCGTCGAACAAAAAGTAAGTTTGTTGTGGTGGCTCGAACGCTGCTTTGATAGCAATGCTATATGCGTTGTGTCCTACGAGACTTCCGTTGCTAACCCATTTAGGGTTTTGTTGGGAAGTATGCCAGTGACCGAAAATGTCAATGTCCGCTGACCTTCCTTTATTCCAACTTGAAATTGCTTTCTCTACGGGTATGGTCAACCCTCCGATACCCCCTTGATATTTCAATCCATCACCATGATGCAGTCGGAATGTTTTTCCAAACACTTCAAGGTATGTGTGGTAGCTTTCTCCTACAATCCATTCCACACCTTCAATCTCTTGCTCTAGCAATTTGTATAGAAGCCACTCGTAGCTGTTCTTGTAAGCCGTGCTATGTCGAGGCTTGATTGTAGTTCTGCCGTGATTGCCGATTGAACATGGAATAATAATCCGTTCAAAGTTCCCTTCTTTTTTAATTGTGTTGATTAGCTTGGATAGCTTTTGACGCAACCAAAGAATTGTTTGAGTAGGTGACAATTCGTTTTCCTCGCGAAGTTCTTCGTGAATGTATCCCGTCATTAAATCTCCCAAAAGTGCAAGAACCAAGATAGGAATATCGCGTCCTACTCGTTCAATTTCTGTTAGTCGCAAAATAGCTTGGGTAGCTTTTTCAATGCGACGATCTGCAATTTCAAGATTGAATTCGTTTAAGTGTGAAACTGTTCTTGGATCAACTTGTTCTTCAACGTGCCAATCAGACAATACAGCTACCGCCGCGCTTGATACACCTCGCGCAGATTCTATCTTGTATGTGTCTTTCTTAAACTTATCTTCCTTCAATGCAGATACAATTCCAAGTTGCTTATCCAACTCGTCTACTGTTTGTTGGTAGCGTTTAATCTGGTTTTTGTAATCCGCGATTTCTACTTCATGGGATTTCTTTGTAGCATCCCGTTCGATTTGTTGCCATTTATTCATTTGTTTTTTATCGTTTACGATAATTCCGTTAATAAATATGGTATCGTCTTCTGGTTGTATCTACTCATCTCCGAGTAGACGAGATTTATGAACCCGTCCCATTGCGGTGGGTAGATCGTCTGACAGCCGAGCGAACTCGTAGTGTTATATCCTCCTTTATGGATGTTTATCGCAATCCCCATCGAATCACCTTCACCATCTCGCGTAACAGGGAGTTGTTCTTTTGCGTTAGCAGGTCGTAACGCTGGGTAGCCACCTCCGGGTTTAGAGATACCATGATTGCCTTTACGAAAGCGATGCACGCCTGTTTTAAGCACAGCAATGCCTTTCTTGAAAACTGAAGGATCAGTATTAGCGTTAAACGTAGCATGAACGCTTGGTGATAGAAGAATGATCGCATCGTCGTAGATACCTCTGTCGTTCTTTCCTTTTGCCCCCATCGAGTCGAGGTAGTATCCACGAATCCCGACCAAACAAACCAAGTCTTCGATACCCGCTTTGATTACCATTGCGAGTGTCTTTTCCTTGGCTTGCTGTGGTCTGGAGTTGGGAATCATTTTCCTTTGCGGATAACGTTGATGAGTCCCACGAGTCCTATCCCTGCGACGATGATGGACTCTTGAAGTTCTGGTTCCAGCTTAACTCCTACCGCCGTAGCGATTAGGATCAATCCGCGCCATGTGCTATTCTCTGATAGCCGTTCAAGTAGTATGTTTACGATTTTCATTTCTTTGTTCCTGTTGGTTGAGGTAGCTCATAGGTGAACCGACCATATTGTGTTTCTAGGGATACTCCGAGAGTTTCGCATCCGGTCAAGAATGCCATTATGAAAAAAGCAAACGAAATCAATATAAGTCCAAGTGCGATTTTTTTATTATTCATTTCAATTTGAGATTTTGTTTTTAATAAATTCAAAAAAGATCGTCCAAACAAATGCTGCCGCCGCAATGATACCAAATGCGTATCCTCGATGAGATTCCAAAGAACGCAAGCGTTTTTCAAAATCAGCAAATTTGCTACAAAAGTCTTTTTGATTTTCTAAAACAAGATCAAGTTTTCCAGATAAAATTCCCAATGTTCTTTGAATATCATCCTGCTCAATCATAAAATTAATTTTCTAAATTTTAGAAAACAAACAATTCATTCTTCAACCCAAGTGTAAACTCCGTTTACTACTTTAAGAACAAATGTTCCTGTGTCGCTTGGTGGTGTTGGCATACGTTCGGCGACGAGGATTGGAGCCTCGTCAACCCGAATGTAAATCTTGCCGTCCGTCACGTTGATCGCTATCTCGCGTTCTATCCATTGAGCAGTGCTTGGTTTAGCACCGGGGATTAAACTCTGCAATGGGAGAATGCGTGTTGGGATTTCGGTTTCGGACGGCATTTGATTTTAGACTCCAAATTTAACTTTTCCGAAGAATTTAACTGGAGCTTGCATTTTGACAAGCGTTGGATTTCCACCACCGCCGCCACCACCGCCACCACCACCGCTGTTGTCAATCTCCAGCCCCGTGCCATTGTTATAGAGTTCAGCAACTTCTGCATCACTCAAAGCTCTGTTCCAGATGCCAACTGCGTCCATTTCACCGTTTAAAAACGCGAAGTTAGCTTCTCCGTTTACACCAATACTCATGTATCCTGATTCAAGAATAGTTTCTGGAATAGAATTAGAAGTTCCTGCTACGCCATCAACATATATTGTAGCAGATCCATTGTTGGCCTTGAGAACAATGTGATGCCAAGATCCATCATTTACCAAAATAGATGGGCCTTCAAATTCTGAATACTCTGCGCCAGCATATGCTGAAGCATATCCAGAACCATTCATAACAACATAAAAACCATCACTAGGCCCATTTCCGCCTATCAAATAAGAATAATTTTCAGCGGTAGTTTTAACCCACAAAGAAACCGTTAAAGATGTTCCGTTTTGCCAAAATGGAGTTGGTGACAAATAATTACTTCCATCAAACACAGCAGCATTTCCAAGCTTACCAGAAGCAAAAGTGACGTTGCCGTTGTTGGTGAGGGTGTGGTTGTTACCGGAGGAGTCGGAGAGGTCGGAGAGTTTATAAAAAGCGAGAAGGTTGTCTGTAAGTGCCATAATATTTTTAAAAATAGATTGCCAAAATAACCCTGCCGCTACGCATTGTAACGGCAGGGTGTTATTTGTTTTTAGTTCAGATTAGAACGTGCCGCCAGCGAGGACGAATCCACGGAGAGCGCTTGTTCCAGAACCGATGAGGTCTTGCGAAACAGTGACCGATCCAACAACGTCGAGCGCAGTTGAAGGAGTCTCGGTTCCGATACCAACATTACCAGTAGAACCAACGTAGAGTGCAGTAGAACCTGCACCGCTGATCTCCATGCTGGAGGCTTGGAGGTTAACACCGCTGATAGAACCACCAGTGATGTTTACATTGTTGGCGTTCTGGGTTGACATTGTGCCAAGACCAGCAATCGTGCCTTCAGCCGACGAAAGGCGGGTCTCATGGTTGTCGGTAACGTCGCGGACGCTCTGAACGTCGCTCTGGCGAGCAGTAACTTCACTGGCGAGATCAGTCGTCAGTTGGGCTTCAGCCGCTTGAGCGCGGGTTACTTCATTGTTAAGCGAGGTCTGGAGCGCAGACACGGCAGCTTCACGTGCGGAAACTTCGTCAGCAATATCACTAGCAATTTCCGAAGCGAGATCACTGATAGCCGTTTGGCGAGCAGAAACCTCGTTGTTGATTGCAGTTTGCAACGCGGCTTCAGCAGCAAGAGCGCGGGTCTCTTCAGCGGCAACAGCAGCTGCAGAACCAGCGGTCAGGTTTGTGATTGCGTCTGTGATGGAGCTATCAGCCGATTGAAAGGCGGCAACAACTTCCGTCAAACTATCAAGAGCGGCTGGGTCGATGTTCGAGAGAACGTTATCAACGCGGGTATTAACAGCCGAGATAGCGGACTCACGGGCGGTCGTTTCAGCGGCGATAGCGGCAGCGCGAGCGGTCGCTTCGGCAGAAATGGCAGCAGTGCGAGCGGTTACTTCAGCAGCAACAGCGGCTTCACGGGCCGAAACTTCGCTAGCGAGATCAGCAGCAATGGCCGCCTCGGTAGCTTCAGCGCGGGTTTTCTCTGCGGCAACAGCGGCGGTGCGAGCAGTAACTTCAGCAGCGAGATCGCTGGTCAGTTGAGCTTCGGCAGATTGCGCACGGGTAATCTCGTCAGCAAGATCGCTCGCAAGTTCATCCTCCGCAGCTTCAGCGCGGCTAACTTCACTAGCAAGATCGCTCTCCAAAGTGCTAACACGACCAGTCAAGGAAGTAGCAGCGTTTTCAATCGCAACGATGTCGCTTTCAACTTCACTCACACGGCCTTCAAGAAGACCAGCGGCAGTCTCAATAGCGGTGCTACGAGTGTCGTTGGTGTTGGCGCGGGAAACCAAATTGCTGATGTCGCTAGCCATGAGGCTATCGGCAGCAATACGAGCGGTTTCTTCATCAGCAATATCCGAAGCAAGGGCAGCTTCGGCGGCTTGAGCGCGAGCAACTTCAGCACCAAGGGCGGATGTCGCCGATGCGCCGAGAGCGGAAATCATTCCCGAGAGATCACCGTCAGCTGTCTGAAAAGCGTCAACAATTTCTGAAAGAGAGTCAAGGGCTGCCGCATCCGTGTTGGATACGATCGCGTCAACTCGGCTAGAGAGGTCGCTGATTGCAGATTGGCGAGCAGTAACTTCTGCGTCGAGGGCGGATTGAACTCCACCAGTCAAAGATTCGGCATAAGCCTTGGTCGAGAAGTGACCCTCACCAGCGATTGGCACAATGGCGGTAGCATTACCTGCTCCGTCATTACCAGTTCCAATGTAGAGGATTTGGTCGTTTTCGTTGTGAGCCAACTCTGCTGTGAGAGCGGATTGTGGTGCGCCTGCTCCCGCTGGATCACCGAGAAGACGGTGACGATTGCTGAAGCGTGTGCGATTGATGTCGTTGTTTGGCATAATTAATTTGTTTTGTTTAGTTTAGTTTTATGTGTTTTGTTTTTTAATGTTGATTCCTCAACAATAAAAGTGTTAATATGATCCAGCTTCTTCGATGTCAACGAAAATCTCGACTGGATCGTTTAAAATTTCTGGATTTAATGGAAGAGAATCTAAATTTATTTCTGAACGGCGAACTGCGTATGTTCCTTCGGGAAGTGGCCAAGTTTCGGTATTTCCGTCCCAACGCACAACCATTTCAAGCCATCCGCCTGCCGTATTGATTATTGCCCAATCGTCAATTTCCATAATTAAAAGTAAGTTGTAATCATTAATGCTCCGGGTGCGCCATTGCCTCCGTTGCTTCGGTCTCCAGAACCAATAGTTGATCCGCCACCACCGCCACCAGAGCCATATGCTGAACCATTTGCTCCATTTCCTCCAGACCCAGTTGCAAATGAGCAAGCTCCGCCGCCGCCACCACCAGAGCCATTAATCATCAATGTAGATAGTGTTCTTGGAGTAGTTGGAGTTGCAGAACCTCCATTTGCTGTTGCGCTTGCAACGCCTCCGTTGCTTATCAAACCAACAAAATGGTTAGTTCCGCCCGTTCCTCCATTGAATACACCTGTTATATTTCCCACAACTGCCGCCGCAGTTATACCGCCGCCAGCACCGCCACTTGATGGAGAAAAATTTGTTCCACTACCAGCACCTCCAGTTCCAGTTATGTTTGCCGCGCCTCCACCATTTCCTGCTGGCGCACCAGCACCACCTGATGTTGGTGCGACTGTGCCTCCATTGCCAGCAACAGTCCCACCCGCAGAAGCTCTGACGAGTGTTCCTTGAGTGATACCAGCAAATGATGTAAGCGTTCCGAGAGTAGCGTTTGTTAAAGTAGTTCCAACTCCTCCAGTTCCTCCACTACCTACAGTTATTGTATAACTTGCATCTGTAAGTTCTGATGCGTTAATTGAAGCATGAGAATAACCACCAGAACCACCACCAGCACCGCCAAAAACTGCAGTTCCAGCAGTCTGCTTGCCACCATATCCACCACCACCACCACCAGCCACACATTGAACTACAACTTCCCTTGCGCCTACTGGTTTTGTCCAAGTTCCTGATGCAGTATAAATATCAATTTGAGGAGAAAGTGAAGTTAGTGTTCCAGATGCAAGCGTAAGATTGCCTGCAACACTCAATTCTTCAACCGATCCAGTTCCAGCAGTTGTTCTGCCAAGAATTCGATTGGTTGCTTGAGAAAGTTTGCTTACTTCAATAGCTGCGGTTGCAGACACGTCAGCATTTACAATCGTGGATGCTGGTGATTGGAATACGCCATTGACTACTTTAACAACGCCAGTTCCTGTGACGGATGGCATTGTTGTGTGAGTATGTGATGGATAGTTACCGCCAAAATGGAATGTAAGACGATTGTTGTTTTGATTCGCTCGTCCATACAAATAAACAAGGATTCGATCAGTTGCAAGAATCGTAGTTTGCGGCATTACCACCGATGCAACCTGTTGGTTAATTTCAGCGGGATCGTAGATGTAAACATCGTTAGAAGTTGCAATGAGCGTTGGAGCGTTTACTCCATCGTATTTCAAAACTTCAACTTTGAAACGAATTTGGTTTGAAGAATTTGTAGTCGTTGATTCTACAAAGATATTGAAATCCCAAATGCCAGCGGGGATTGCAGTGGCAGATGGAATATTGAGATCAGTAACAAACGATGCGAGAAAGTCGTAGCTTCCTGTAGAAAGAATTGGTGAAAGATAACTTGTTGCGGTTGTTTCTCCGATAATTCCAAGTTCTTTCGATGCGTTTGGTGTTTGCGGAATATTTGTTACAGGAGCGTCTGCTGCTGTGTTGAAATTCAAATAATAAATTACACCACCACCACCAGAACCACCGGGAGGAATAGTCCCCGGAACCCAACTTGTTCCATTGTATTGCAAGACTTGTCCATTGACTGGTGTTGCATTGCTTACCGGAGTTCCTTGCAATCCATCTACAGTTGGATTTGGGTATGTGCCAGTCAAGTCTCCGCCAGCAGACCCAGTCGGAATGCGAGCGTCCGAAAGTCGAGAATCATTGCCTTCGGCGGCTGTTCCAGCGGAAGTTCCATAGCTAACAGCAAGTGTTCCAGAAGTGGTAATTGTTCCACCAGTAAGACCAGTTCCACCAGTTACGCTTGTAACGGTTCCTGATCCACCGCCGCCAGATATGCCTTCGATTGCGCGAAGGATTTCAAGCCTCTGAACATCTTCAGTTGCATCTTTGAAACAAGTATCCGTTAATGGACTAATATATGTCCCTTGCGCCTCTGCTGCTCGCAAAATAGCAAGACGTTGAATATCGTTTGTTCCATCCAAGAACTGTGAATCAGTTGGCATAATATTTTATCGGTTACGATAATTATGTAACAGGGTTAAGAGCAGCAGACAGAGCCTCATTAGTAAGGAAGAATTGCTGGTCTTCAGTTTTTTGCACAAAGCAATTTTGAGTAACTGGGGTGAGGCCACCAATGGTTGCGAATCCAACATAGAACTGATAGAGTTTGGCGGCATCGCTTGCCGAGTCGTAGCAACCAAAAGAGATTGGTTCAATGCCAGCGGCGGTAGCAATCGTCTGAACGAAAGGATAGGTTTTATCGCGGTAGGGTAGAGAGGTAAAGCAAGCCATAATAGAAAATGGTTAGGGTGAGGGAGAATGTAACTCCCCCACCCAGATTAATGATTAGTAGTAGATACCAACAACGTAGGCATTCACGTAGAGTGCGCCAACACGTCCAGCGGTATCCGCGCCCGAAGCGACATTAGCACCAGCGTTCGCATAGGTGAACGTGGTGGAGTCAACAACAGTAACTTCCGCCTGCACATCGTTGAACGAGGTGTCGGTCATGCTGGCAATCGTGATGACATCGCCCGTGGAGAATCCATGAGCAGCGGCAGTAACGATGGTAGCAACGCCCGAAGTGCGGGAGCGAGTAGCGGTGGCTTGACCAGCACCCACAGTGCTTTTCAGCAAGCGGAGTTTACCAGCACCAGTGATGACGTAAGGATTGGCGGCAATCGTAAGAGGATTGTAGCGTCCTTGGTTATCAAGACCGTCCGTGATGGTCAGCGAGGAAGTGATGTTTTCACCCGTGGTTCCGTTGTCAACGATCACAACTGGATCGGTGGCAGTGGTTCCGCGAGCGTATGCGGTTTCCAGAACGATGCTAGTTGGAAAGAACTTGGTGTCTTGGTCGTTGAGAACCAAGAGATCAGCGTCTCCAGCAGCGAGGAGGTTAACGGCGGTCGGGCCAAACAGGTTGACACGATCATAAGCGAGTGGTCGAGAATTAGACATATATTTTGATTTTGTTTAAGGTTACGGGGAGAGGCTTTAATAGCCCCTCCCCTTATTTAACTTTAGGAAGGCACAACGATGTCACCAACGCCAGCGCAGCTATAGCAGTCCTGATTGTTTTCAGGGACGATGTAGCTCTGAACTTCGCAGCAGGAACCATAGAGGTTCTTGCTCTTCGGCATACGATGCAGGAAGGTGTGCATGATGGTTGGGTCTTTGACCTGTGCGGCCAGACGGAACTGGGCTTGATAGAAGCCCGATTTACGCCAGCGGTTGCACTCCCAATCAGGGTTCTTCCATTCCCAATCACCAGCGTAGTTCTGGGTCATCTGTTGGGCTTGGCCGTAACCAGTCGAGGAAGGCATCGTCCATTTGCACATGGCTTTGTTGACCATAGCAACCGAGATACCGAAGTCGGCATTGCGGTAGGCTTTGTTCGGGACGTAGGCGCAACCTTGTTCCATCACAACTTTGATGTAGCGAGGAACGCGAACGAGACGCGCCCAAGTAGCAGGATCAGCTTCGTTGAACGGAGCGAGCGATGCGTTGAAGGCAGTGTCAGCGTTGAAGCGAGCGGCGTTGATGTCGTAACCAAAAGCGTAGTCGCCAATGATACGATTGATGCCGAGCTTCAGACGGGTAAGACGCTCATCGAAGTCCGTGTTAGCATCCCAGTAGCCATTGTTGCGCTTGGCTTGGAAGTAAAGCGCACGGCCAACTTGAGGATCAGGGATAACGATGTCGAGCAGAGGCTGACCAGTCGCATCTTGCAGATCAAGGCGGAAAGCGTCATCTTCGTCTTGGAGGTCAACGAGAGCATCGTCGAGCATATCAAGCGAGAGGTAAGCGATCTTGTTGAGATCGGCGGGAGCGAGCTTAACGCGAAGTGCGCAGAGGTCGTAACCAGCTTCGTTGTTGAGGGTGTGTTCTGGAACGAACCATGCTTGGTCATCGACCAGACCGCAGTAGGTTCCGTCATCAGTGGTGATACCCATCCATTTGTGTCCAGCACCACCGATATAGTTGCTACGAAGGAACTCTTCGTGAACGTTCTTGGTGATACGGGCATTGGACTCCTCGAACTGAAGAATCTCTTCAGCAGGGAAAAGGCGATAGAGAAGGCTCTCGACGCAAATCCAGTCAGTGGTCATCTCTTTGCGGAGAAGCTCGAAAGTGTAGCTCTCCGTGCCGGGACGTTGGATGACTTCGGGTTTGCTATCGCAAGAATCAGTCTCGCAGTAGGTGTCGGTGATCGTGCGGAAGGGGCTGCAAGGATCGTGGAATCCACGGCCAAAGCGGAAAGCCTTCTGCTCGGTTGTGTGATTCAAGGGCCAAGATTGCTCCTCGAAACGGGTGAAATATGCACTGTTGGTGACGAGTTTCTTAACATAGAGGTCGTTGAAATACTCGCGGCCCTCGCGGAAGAAACTGTCAATTTCAGCACAACTATTGAAGTAGAGTTGATCGCTCATTGATTTATTTGATTTTTGTTTAGTTTAGTTTTGCACTGCTAAACTATACCACAGAGGAATAGCAAGCGAGTGCTTGGTTTCCTCTGCTGGACTCAACCCAGAGTTTATTCTGTCCAGAAATCGTTTTTCATGCGAGGTCGAAAACTCGCCAGCCAGAGTGCGGCTGAATCCCTAATTTTATCGTAAACGATAATTTCGGCTATCTCTTGTGCGCCACATTGCAATCGCCTATTTATTATGTCAAGCGATATTTTTAAAAAAAGTTAGGGGGAGGTAGCAATCGACTCTACCTCCCCCTCCATGACAACCAGAATTAGGAATGATGGGCTATGCAGTTCTTGCTTGCGGCGAGAATCTTGCGATCTTCGCGGCCAGTCCCTCCGAAAGACTCATTCTTGGCTTCTGGGAATCCGATGCACTTGGCGATGATGTGATCCGTGACGATCCTTTCAGTTGTGAGATATACTCGTCTTTCTCTTTCACCATTTCATGCAATGCTTTTAGTTGGGCTTGTAGTTTCTGATACGCCCGGCCTTGGTTGATGAGGCGGTTCATATCTTCTACCGATGCCTGCTCATTACTCTGTTGGGTCGCGGCAAGAGCGATAGCTTCGTCACGGGACAAGTCATACTTGATTCCCTTTTCCTTCATGTATTCAGCCAGCGAGTCAGGAATCGCGGTAGCGTTATCAATTTCTTGCTGGGTAGTTTTATACCCTTCGCGCCACTGGTTCAGATACCTGTTTCGCCCTTCTTGCTCGCGTTGTTTTGCAGTTTGAAGGATGTCCTGCTTAGTCTCTTCAAAGTTAACTAGAGCCGAGTGGTGGTTTTGAGTTGCTTTGATGAAACTGTTGACTTGCTCCGCGAACTGGTATTGCTTGAATTGCGATAGCGAGTTCGTGATTTCCTCGAACGCTTGGTCGCGGTCAACTTCTGCCGCTCGACGATCTTCTTCGGATGCCGCATTGAAGATGGAGGCGTTTGCATTGACAGCACGGGAGAATGTTGAAAGAAGCGTTGGATCATTCGCCAGCAACTGCCGCGCAGTGTCGTAAGTGCTTTTGATGGGATCGAGGTAATTCTTTTTAAAGTCAGGATTGCTTGCGATATCGTGGAAATCCAGTTTGCTTCGCAATTCTTTAATCTGCTCGGATAGTTGTTGCTCAACTTCCAACTTCTCTTGGTTGGCTTTGTTGAGTTGTTCTTGGTAGTGGTTGGTTTCTGCTGTCGATTTTGACTCGGATACCAATCGCTCAAGTTCTTGGATTTTGGTTTCAAACTTTGGAACTTCTTCCTTCTTGTATTTCTCCAGTTCTTCTTTGAGCTTTCGGTTTTCTTCGATTTGTCGCTCAACGAATCCTTTTTTCTTTCCTGTCCGTTCAGACGTGATTTCAGCTTCAGTAACTCCGGTTGGTTCTTCGGGTGGTTCTTCTTCATTGTATTTAGGTATTCCGAGATTCGGGTCTCCAACATTGGTCGCGCTTGGCTTGCCATCGTCGGCTTGTTGTTTGCTGAACTTCTTGAGGAAGTCAGATGTATTGCCCTTAATCGGAACTTGAGGTTTAGACTTCAGTTCTGCGATTACTTCTGCTGTGTTGTCGGTGTCTGCCATAAATTAGATTTCGTCGAGGTCTGGATCAATCGTGCTTTCTTTAAGTTCTTTAGTTCTTGAAGAAGGCTTGGTTTTTTTGAATGCTCCTTGTTCCTCTGTTCCAATAGCATCAATAGCTTTGATTGCATGGATAAGCGTGGTTACTCCTTCGGGTGGGCTTACGTTAAGCAACAGGTATGCCTGTAGCTTGTTCCAATCTTCGTGTGCTGTTATTGCCGCGCATAAGGATTTTACTTTTTCGGTTGTCATTGTGGTTGCATTGGTGTCTGTGTGGTTTCCATCTCAACTTCTTCAGTTCCTTCTGGAGTCTCGACCTCTTCGGTCTCTACCTCTTCGGTTTCCATCTCCTCTGGCTCTTCGGTCTCTTCTTCTTCCATCTCTACCTCTTCCTCCATTGGCTTCTCTGCTGGCATTGGCTTCTCTGCCGCCATCTTGCCTTTTGCCTTCTGAATCTCGGCGCGAGCCTTGGCTTTCTGGAGAGCGAGTTGAGTGATTCCCTGTTCTCTGCGTTGCTCGGTGCGCTGGGCGTGACTGATAGATGCCTTGCCAATCGCAATGTCGGCGAGTTTCTTCTTGGTGTCGATTTCGATACCAGACTTGGCAGCGAGGTATTGCAGTTTGATGTCTTCCTCGGAGTTCGATTGACCTTGCTTTTGAGCTTCGGCTTGAGCCATCTCCACGTATACAGACTGAAGATCGTCGGCCATTTTCTGCGCCTCGTTCATTCCTTGCATGAATTGCTTTAAGAAGTCCTGCTTCGATTGGTCTTTGCTGATATACTCGACGTGCGCCATGATGTGACCACCCTTGAACTTGATGGAACGCATCGCCAATGCAAGATCATCAATGTTTGGCTGACCAGCCTGCACGGACTGCATATTCATCTGCAACTGCATCACCATGTCTTGGAAGTGACCTTGAGCGTGTTCAATGTGCGGATCGGTCGGTAGCACAGGGAAGTTGGCTGGGTTTACGAACGCATCAGTCATTCCAGCATTTTCAAATCCAATGATGCGAGCGGTATCGTCGATCTTGCTTACCTTGGTATTCCGGTAGCGAGCTACGTTGTCTCGTCCAGATAGTGCCGCGATTGCGTCTTTAACTGCGTTCTCTTGGCCTTCGTTTGCTGGAGTGATTGCTGTGATGTTCAGCAACTTCTCTGCGGTAATCAGTTTGAACGATGGGCTACCTGCACCATTGATGAGGTTGGAGCGGATGCTGGTGATGTTCTTCCATTGCGCGGCTTCCTTCGGAGTTCCAAGTTCCTCAAGAACTTCGTAGAACTTTTTCACGAATTCGTATCCATCATCGCTCGACTTGGAGTTAACGAAACGTTTGTAGAGTTGCTTAAAGTAAAGCGTCTGGCACTCGTTGAATCGGCGGATTTGCGTTCCAGAGAGTTTGGCTGATTCAGCCGCATCTAACTCTGCCTCGCCTTTCGTGCGTTGCTTTCCTCCAGAGGTAGGGGCATTGATGCGATACTGCCCCATTCCCCTATACATATCTCCCATGAAGAATTGCATGAAGCTCATGCTTTCTCCTACTGGGAGTTGGAAGCGGTTCTGAATGAACTTCGCTCCGTCTGGCATGACGCTGATTGGCAACCATTCCATCTGCTTCAACATCTTCGTTGCGTCTGGCCCTTGGCCTTCGATCATCAACATGGAGTTGAGGCGCACGGCATCAACCAGCGAGTTCATCGTGAAGTCATACTGACGGCAAGCTACGAACGCCGACTCCGCTTGGCTCTTGATGTCTTGGAAGAGTCCGCTGCCAACCGAATCGGTGAGCATATACATGATCTCATCCCATGAGTTGAAGAGTCCTACCTTGAGCATCATAAACCCGTGCTGGGTTCTGATGTCATCTTCGCTGATCTTGCCTGCTCCTTTGATGTTGGAGTTGATGTAGTCAGAGATTGGTTGGTAGTCTTGGAGGATAATCGCCTTGCTGATCTTGCCGTCGAACTCCCTCCAGTATACTTCGTATAGGTCAATCTTCTGGTTAACCGACAATGACCAGTTGAATCCTGCCTCGCTGATCGTGCGGAAGAAATCTTCGCGGGTCTTGCGATGGTTGCTGAATGCGCGGTGGAAACGGATCGCATCAATAGCCGCATCTACATTCCATCCCATTGCTTCTGCCGCCGCACGATTCTCGATCTTCTTGTAGAGTTCGTATGGTGTCAGACGGACACGGCGAACAAACTCCTCAAGGTTGCAGAAGTCGATCCTAATGTCGTCTGGAAAGAGAAGGTCGGATAGGAAGACGTGTTCTGGCATCCATCCCATAGGTGAATCCCACATTCCAATTCCCTTTCCATACAGCAACATTTCCTCAAGGTCTTGCTCTGTATTGTAGAGGTATCCGGGCCATTCGCGGATTGCTTGGTCAAATGCGATGGAAATGTTTTCGGAGTTAACGAGTCGTTCTTTTTCGTTTCCATACTTTGTCTTGATCGTGCAACAAGCCTGACGTTCCGTAATTACATCGTAGTAACTGGACTTCTGGTTATCTACGATGAATCCAAGCTGTCCGTAGTTTACATCAGATTGCCAAGGGAGACGCTTCTCCGCGAGCTTGCTATATCCTGTAGGCGGAAACATTTTGTAAGCCTTATAGATACGCAAGCGTTTGTTCTCGCGCCCGATGTTTGCCAACCTCAAGTGATTTGCGATGTTCCAAGCATGATTAGCGTTGGAGATTCGTGTTTCTGGTGGTTTGCCATCTTGGTCTAGAGTGGCAAGTGAGAAGTTGTCTTGGCCGATGGAAAGCATATGTTTTATCGTTTACGATAATTTATTCAATACGGCCCTACGTTTATTGCATGAAGGACATATTTTAGCTTTCTGTTCAAGTTTAGTTTTCAAAACTTTGTCAGTTATCGCTGCAACTGTATGGATGGCTTGAGCAATCTTGTCTCCAAGACCATCGCTATACCAGCAACGATCACTTGGTTGGCGTTGGCAGATTTGATCTTCTACCATCTCTTCGATGTTATCAGGAATTTCGATGTTATTTGCGCGATAGTCTTTTTCGATATTCTTGATTAAAGAATTCCAAGTGCTTCCATGAACAATTGCAGGAAACGTGAGTTTATCGCGTTTGATTTCGTATTTCCAATACCATCCCCCAATTGGCGCTAGGTTTTTGTTTTTTAGTTTCATCTTGCTTTTGAAATCAAAATATATTTTCTTATTGATATGTCAAGAGCTTTTTCTTCAAACAAAGGAATTCGTAGATACGGGATGCAGTTTCCAGAGAACCTCGACGATCTTGGCGTTGAGTTATTTTGCTACGCTATCACTAGAGGGCAATATGGCAGAAGTTATTGCACTAGGCATAACATAAGTCTTTCTGAATTTAAATTACTATCGCCACACGAACATTTCATCAATGCCGTAAAACTCCAATGGCCGACTGAAGTTTCTATCTACAATCGTGGCTATACAAATACCCAATTGTTAAGAACTCTTGAGGAGCTTTGCAACAATACAGATATTTGTTTAGCTGGTGCGGCTTCGATGGGTAAATCTTTTCCTGTTGGTCTTTGGATTTATCTTGATTGGTGTGCCGCCCCGCACTGCACTTCTTCTTGGGTTGCTACTACAACTCTCGGTGCTTCTGAAGATCGTATCTGGGGTATCATCTCTAAACTCTGGAAGTGCGCTCGCGTTCAAATAGGTAAACTAATCGACTATCGCCACATGATTGTTTGGGGTGGCGCATCCAACGATGAGGATAAAGATTATCGTAATGCGATAAAAGCTCTCGCATTCCAATCCGGTAATGAAGGCCAAAAGGCTATTGATACAACCCGTGGTCGTAAGAATGACAGGGTTCGTCTTGCTCTTGATGAATTGCCAGAAATGGAGTTGGGCGCGATTACCGCAAGAACAAACCTAGCATCAAACAATGATAAGACATTCATTGGAATTGGAAACCCGTCCGCTGGTGACAACCCGCACACTCGTTGGGCTATGCCTAAAGATTGTTCTAACTTTGATTCTGTTAATCCAGAAATGGATAAATGGGAGACAGGAACTGGAGTGTGTTTGTTTTACAATGGTATGCGCTCTCCTAACTTCGCCGCGCCACCTGATGAACCATCTCCATTTCCATTCTTAATGGATCGTGAGAAGCAGAAGGATATGCTCAAGCTGTGTTATGGCGACGAGAATGCTGTTGACTATGTTCGTAACGCTATTGGCTGGTGGCCGAAGTCTGGATTCGCTCAAACAATTCTCACCGCCGATCTGATCCGTAATGCTAATACCAACGAAGAACCATTATGGGATTCTGAAGGATTCACCAAGGTGGCTGGGTTCGATACCGCGTTTACTGTAGGGGGAGACCGATGCGTTCTTACCATCGCCAAGCTAGGATACGTTCGCGGGACTCGCAATCGTGTCATGTATCTGGAAAGTCAGAAGGTCATTCAGTTGTCAGCCAATGCCGCTGCCGAGTTTGAAATCCAATTGGCTACTGAAGTTGTTAACTATTGTAGGTCGGCTGGAGTAAAGCCATCCAACTTCGGAATGGACGTTTCCGGTGATGGTGGACGAGTCGGGCAGGCTATTATTCGTGAGTGGCTACGATTTGACGCTACAGGCTCCGCAATCGCACTCATCTCTTCTATGGGTAAACCTACCGAGCGTATCGCCGCCGAAGTTGATAAACGCCCGTGTAAGGATGTTTATGATAGGTTGGTATCTGAATATTGGTATTCAGCCTATCATGGATTCAAGAGTCGAGTTCTCTATGGTGTAGATACTAGCTCCGATCTGGCGCGGGAACTTTGCCTCCGCCGATACACGATTAAGTCCAAGAAGATTTCTGTAGAGACTAAAGATGACTTTAAGGGAAGAACTGGGTTCTCGCCCGACTTGGCGGATAGCTATCTTTACTGCCTAGAGATGGCGCGGAGGTATGGACTAGTATTTATCGGAAACGATAAAGTTGTTCCTACTAACCGATTCTGGTCTAGGGAGGAAAAGCCAGTTGAATCATTCTCTGATGACGATGCCTACTCATCAGATGATAATGGAGATTGGTAATTAATCCATTATCCCTTCAAGTTCCAGAATATTCGCTACCTCTTCTGGAACTACGATACGGATAACTTTTTCTCCGCCGATATGTCCTAGCGTTTCCTTGAGGCGGATGTCCTTCTTTGGAACCCAGCACTGGTTAAACTTCTGCTGGAAAAGAATCTTGTATTGGTTCTCTTCTACTTCAGTTCCCTCGCAGATGACGCGAGGCTCAAACGTATTATTTGTGATCATAAATTAAATAGCCTAACTCTCTAGCCCATGCAGGGTTGTCGTGAATTTTATTGTGGCACAAACGGCATGTTGCCATAAATGTCTCCATATTGTAAAGATTCTTCCCACGTTTTGCTTTGTGGTGAATATCGGTAGCAGGACAACCGCATACTTCGCAGTTTGGTTTCATTTTGAAATAAAGGTTTCTAGCTACTTTATACTTTTCATTCTCTTCGCGCCTTCGGTCACTATATGCCTTTAACTTGCCGCCCCTTTTTTTGAACCCCGTTTTGGCTTTAAGTGGCGTGTTTCTTCGTAGCATTGAAAGTATTCCGTTAGTTCTTGAAGTCCGATGGAGGCCAGCTCCATGCTTTCGTATTCTGGACTGTAGCTATCGGGGAAGGGCTTCCCTCGCTGGTGCATGGGACTTGGGGTTTCTGCGGCGTATGGACTGACTCGGAGCTTGTATTTCCCCTCTTCGATTTCAAGGAAGACACGCATAGTTCGATAATCTTTTCTACTTGTTCTTTTTTCAGAATGCTCTTGGAGTTTACTTCAATCTGGTTGATGAGCGATCCAGTCACTCCGATCCTTTCGCCCAGCTCCCTGACAGTCATGTTCAGTTTCCTGCGAGTCTCACGCAGTTGCTGGGCGAAAGTCCTCCGTCCAATAGAACGAACAGTGCGTGATTGCTCGTAAGCCATCATGCAACTATCGTAGGCTTCTTCTAATGGATGTTTCATTTGAATAAAATTAAACCAGAACTATTGACAAGTCAAGGCATTTTTGATAGCCTTATCTATTATGGATAACACAAACAACAACAATACATTTGCAGAAGAACTTCTGGCTACTGTCAGAAAGACTGTCCTTGTCACAAATATGTCTTTAGCCACCGCGCTAGAAAAACCTTTCATTGCTACCTACGAAAATGATGAAGGCATTCTTATGATGGCTCTCAAGCCAAACAATACCTGCATCCTCGTTGCTTGCGGACTTGAATCTACTACTGTCATCAAGTGTGATTTCATTATCGCTGGCGAGGGTGTCGGAGAGCGTCGCTCGATCTACAAATGCAAAACCAAAGATGAAGCTGATGAGGTTTGGGAGGTTCTGACCGACAAACTAGAAGACTGGTCTGCTGGAGTGATTGAGACGATTGAACTGGAGTAATTATCGGTTCCGATAAAAAAGATGCTTGACACTGAATACAACATCTAGTAGTTTCTTTCGCGTGTGAGAAATCACGCCTTCGGGGTGAGAGCCGAAGTAAAGTCAGGAATTAAATTAACAAACAAACTATATGATCCCTTGTGGTGGTAAACCACTCTCATGCGTCAGTTGCCGCTTCCTGTCGCCATCACAAGGGGTCGCCTTTTTCTAAAATGAAAAAATATGATGATTGTCCAATACGGAAAAAAAATGGGATAATGATTAAACGCAAAATAATTCGCATTGGTGGATTGAATCCATTGCAACGAGAATTATTAGCATACATTGAAAATTGGGATAGAGGGTGCGTAAATGATAAAGATTATTTAGCATTTATTTTTAATGTATCAAAAAGAAGTATAAATTCAGCATTGGATTGTTTGGCAGCATGGGATTTAATATACGTTCAAAAAAATCGTGATGAAGTAAAAATATTCTGCAACATCAATTTGATTAACGATATTTATGGGGAGGGAATCGAACTATGAGCGAGAAGAACGAAAGAGTTTTTCGCGGTGTTTGGGTTCCTGTAGAAATATGGGAATCTCAATCATTATCATGGATGGAGAAATGCTTGTGGGCAGAAATCAGTTCTCTTGGAACTGAAGAGAAACCATGTTTTGCAAGTAATGCTTACCTTGCAAGAATGTTTCATAGCACAGAATCAAGTATCTCAAACATGATCTCAAAATTAAGGTCATTGAAGATGATTAAACAGATTTCATACGATGGAAGAAATAGGAAAATTCTTGCAGTATTACCAAACCAGACTTCATCTGCAAGTGAAGTCAGAGTTCACCCACAGGTGAAGTCAGACTCAACCCAGAAGTGCAATCAGACTCAACCTGTAGGTGAAGTCAGACTCAACCCACAGGTGAACATAGATACTAGTAAAGTTTCTAAAGGAGATGCTAGGGGAGAATTAACTCTTAATCTCTTAACTTTTCAGCAAAGAGCAAATCGTCTTCTCGGAAGACGCGATTCTACAAGCTGGACTCCAAAAGAGATAAAGGCAGCTAAACCTAATCTCGATACTTGTGAAGAAGACTGGAAGTTACTTGAAAATTTCTATTCCAGACGAAACGAAAAAGACATTTACACTCGCCGTTCAATGGAAACGCTCCTTAACAACTGGGCTGGCGAGATAGACAAAGCTCGCGCTTACAAAGAAAAGGAAGACCAAACGGAGTTTTTTAACAACAATAAGTTCTAATGAAAAAAGTCCCAATAGCACACAAGAGCGAAGCGGCGGCATTGTCGCTGATAGCAACAGACCGAAATATCCTTTCCCAACAAACGTGGGATAGTGATTATTTCGCGCTACCTGCCCACAGAATCATCTTTAACGCCCTCCAAGGGGTTCACCAGCGGACAGGCTCTTGCTGTCAATTCTCCGCGATTGCAGAGCTTGAAGCAACTGGACAGCTAGAAGAAGTCGGCGGTGAAGAATCTGTCCACGACACTTTATGCACGATGAAGATCGCATCCGGTAAGGTGTGCCAAGACATGGCCGATGACTACCGCAAGAATCTTCACAAGATGAAGGGCTACCGCGATGCCATCTCTATCATTGAGAAAACCGAGAATGACCTGCGGCTTGGCAAGGCTGACCTTCGCTCGTTATCGGAAACGATAATGAAGTGCGCCGAAGATCGGACAGTCAAAGTAAAACCAGTCAAAGATATCATCATCGAGATCATTGATGAGATGGAAGGTAAAGCGGTAAACGAATGCTTTACTACTGGACTGACAAAAGTGGATCGTGCGCTCAAGGGTGGTATGCACAAAGGAGAGATGATGACTGTAGCTTCGGAGACGGGCGGAGGTAAATCCATCTACCTAGTCCAATCTGCACTCGCAAATCTACTGGATGGAAAGTCAGTCCTGTTCTTTTCCCTAGAGATGAAGGCTAAAGACATCCTGACCCGCATGGCTTGCAACTTGGCAGGCTATCCAATCCGCGAACCAGAGGATTACAAGAATGTAAACCAAGGAGAACTGAAAGCCATCAGCGCGGCACTCCTCAAATTACACCAGTTACCCATCGAAATCGTGGACGGAATAGCAGATATCACAGAAATTGAGGCCAATATCGCACGATATACAGGCGAAAAACGGGCAGATGTGATTGTTGTAGATTACCTGCAAATCATCTCATATGATGGTTCAGACAGCCGAGAAGGGCAGATTTCCGAGATAGCAAGGCGGTTAAAGGTAGCTGCACTCAAGAATAATTCGATTATGCTGACAGCTTCCCAGTTAAACGACGAGGGAAGACTACGCGAATCACGGGCAATCGGTATGCACTCTGACCAAGTTGTGTATATCGAACACCTAAAGACCAAGAGTATGTTAACAATCAAGAAGAACCGCCGTGGCGCGAGGAACTACACAACGGAAATCATCATGCGTGGTGACATTTCCAAACTAGAGGAGGTATACTGATGACAACTGACCAAGCATTCGCAAAAGCATCTAGGCTGATGGACGCTGCCCTGACGATCTGGGAGTCTTTCGACAAAGAAAGATATTGTATCGCAGACAATTACTGGAGTGAAG